TCATTGACGATGTTAACGAAGAACTCAAACACCACAAACGCCGCGACGTGTTAAACATGATGCGTGAATCTGGCGTACAGTGGACACTAGCTAGCTTTGATGATAGCTACCATAAGGTTAAGAGGGAAGCTTTAGAGCCGTAAGAAGTGGCGCCAAATTCGTTAACGGCGCATTGTTCGAGTTTTATTTGATTTAGACGACAAGCCCCACCCTATTTCACCATGGGTCTAACTTACTTTTGGCCACGCCAGTGTTGCTGCTGGCATTAGTAGAACTGTCCGCCTATTATTGGCGCGTCGCTGTTCACAATGCCAACCGTTACGTTTTTATGGGCAAATATATGCCTAGGTCCGTTGGTAATATGGTCCGCCTAGAGCAACTAAAACGCCCCTTCCGTCCGCTGAATGCCCATCTGAGACACCTGATTCATCTTCTCCTGAATTGCATCCAACAGTTTTTGCTTCTCTGACCGGGACATATCCTCATCATTCAGAATATGGTCTCGCCGTTTTCGCAATCGACGCAGCTTGCTCGACACTTTACCCAACAGCTTTTTGACTTTCAGCTTATCGACATTCATATCCAAGAATTCTTTACGCTCTGCGCCCCTTAACTCTTTCAAGCTCGCCGCTAGCTGATTAACGTCTCTCAGTCGCTTATAAAGATCCGCGGTGTACTGGGTTGCATAATGGGGCGAAGTGCCGCGGTAAAAGCTTTTCACTACAGGGATATCAGAAGCCAGCAATTCGCCCCCATTGGGCTTATCGGAAAACAATGCCCCAATGGAATCAACCGCAGACAGTGAATAGGCGCCCATGGTACCGGTGTAACCTTTCCATAAGTGCTGTAGTTGCTTGGGCGACTGCCCCGTAAGCTGCCCCAACCAAATTGCCGTATCACTGGTGTGGGAGTTATAGCGATCCTCCGGCCGCTTCCGCTGATCTGAAAGCGATTCGATTGGAGTGTCAAAGTGATATGACTTGTTCCCCCAAAGCTCCAGAACGGGCAATACAGCCTGAGGGATTGGGTTAAAGCCTAATGTCTCCAGCAATCCATGCTTCAGTGACCAAAGTAATTTCTTGTCCGGCTGATTGTCGAGAACCCAGGTGTGCATCATCCGCTCAGGAATAGTACCGGCAACAATGCCGATTTCAAACGGCTTGGGTAATCTGAAGTGGTGTTCACCCACCAGGATGTGCCAGTAAGCATCCTTCTCCCAGTCGGGTAGCTCTTGGTATCGCTCGTCGTCATCATTGAGTAAGGCCAGCAAACCAGAGAATAAGGCAATTTTGGTAATAGCCATTGTCACCTGCTTGTCCATTCTCCAAGTCCATGGTTTTTTGAGGTCGCCTTTAAACTCGGCCGCTCGGCCTAATTTGCTCAACCCCTGTAACCGGGCATTCAGAAATGGCACCACATCCGTTAGGAAGTTCATTGCCGCAAAGTTACCGCGTAACGAATAGTCCATTAAGTCTTTGGATTCAAATACAGCCTGCGCCAAAGGCTTGCCGGCTTTCTTAGCCGCTTTAAAGGTTGCCAATCGATTGGAGTTTTCAAGCTTATCGCCCTGCTCCCGGTAGATCTGCCACGCTTTTTCGACATTATCCCAGCCACGGCCAACACCATCGGCAATGCTGTTCATGTGGTTTTTTATCTGGCGGTCGGTCAGGCCTTTTTTCTTGAGTGATCGACGAACAATTTGTGCAGTTGCCTCAGGGTCAGTGCCGTGCACATACCCCCCTTGAAAACTGGCATTCGCAAACATTAGCTCCCGGTAGTCAGGGTCTTGAGTAAACGCACCCTTCATGCCCTTGATAGTATCGGCACCAAACTTAAACCCGTCCTTGTTGATTGCCCATGCATGTGCGGCATCACGAATAAGGTTTCTCAGCATGAAGTCCGGAGAGGATGTAACACCGGTGGTTAACAGCCGCTTAAACCCTCGGGCACCACGCATTAACACATTGTTATTACTGGTGTTGGATAAATGAGCCAATCCGCGAAGTAGAGCTCCCCCGTCTCTATCTTGGTTTACCCGGTAATATTCATTTTTGCCATTACGCTGGACGCGAACAACATCGGGGTCGGTCGGTGCTGTAATCGCCCACAATTTTTCATAACCACTCGGTTCCAGTTTGGCTAGTTCATGCAGCACTTCCATTTCGGCTGAAGTCTGATCCATGCCCAACATTTCAGCCATCAGTTCGAGGTAATTGCGGTCACCCTTAATGCGTTTAACGATTTCAGATTTTGGCACAATGGCTTGGGTGTACTTCAATGACTCGTTAGTAATGTAGTCGGTGCCTTCCAAGTTATCGACGGTCTTCAGCAGCGCCATGTTCTTCATCGAGGAGTCGGCAAGCTTCATCCAATTGGTAATTATATTGCTAAGCAGGTCGTTGGTCGCAACCTCCCCCCCTTTCAGCGCCTTAATTCCTGTCGACTGGTGAGACAACCCACGTTTGGTTCTCGGGGCCATTAGCCCGTTACCGTCTATGTCCTGACGATAGAAAGGCACGTACCAATCGCTAGCCCAGTTTTTCCGCTCTACACCCTTAATCAATCCAGCATCTTGGGCAAGATCCAGCATCGCTGTATTCAGTTGATTGTATTTACGTTTAGCTTCTGCAAATGCCTTCTCTTTCCCCTTATCAAGGTTTTTTAGCGCATCGATATCGGCCTGGGTCAGGTTATTCTCCCGGCCCTGGTCCATGAGTTCCTGACCACGATTACCGCCCATCCAGCCAAGCCAGTTTTCAAGGTCTTCACCTAAGCGTGAAAATATTTCCAAGAGCCCTTCGGTGCCTTCCTGATACTCAATTACACCACCACGCCACTTTGGAGCACCATAGTTCAGGATCGCGTGCATTAGGTCAGCAATACCGGTAGCGAGTCGGGCGCCGACATAACCTGAGTTTTCATGGTCGCCAGCCGCAATACCTTTACCGGCTGCTTTTTCAGCCCGATCAATACCCACAAGACCATCAAACACACCTTCGTAGGCACGTTTTTTAAGGTTGTCGATTATGGATTTGAAATCGGTTTTTTTGACTTTGTTTACTTTGTCGGCGAGCGTCGACTTTTTCTTTTTAAGCCCTAAGGCATTTAGACCAGATTCCAGTTCGTCGTTGCCATACTTAGAATCCTCCTCCCTCACCTGAATAGCTTTTGGCTCAAAACCTCTGCCGGTCGGGTTGACTCCATGGTTCCGCATAGATTCGAAATCCGCAGCCACCACGTCAGTGAAAAACCCACCCATTAATGCTTGCTTCAACCCTGCCTCCAACTCTGGAGGAACATTCACCGCGAACAAATCGGCTGCGGCCGTTTGCTGCTGAAACTGCTTCAATTCTACGAGCAATCTTTTTATGCCTACTTTGCTGACGAGTCCAGCCTTTACCCTAGAAGCATTAATTGTTGCAATACCGATCACAGCTCCATCAGAACCCCGGCGCGCTACAATTTCCATAGAATCTCCGTCATGCACTATCGAGGACGCTATATGTGCTAAATCCACAGGTGAGTTAATCGAGAAACCAAGGAATGGGTGATCTTGTATTGGGTTTTTACCCACCTCATAGCCCTTGGGTTTACGCTTATGCAAAATTTCGTACTTTTCAGGGTATCGAGTTACTTCCGGTGGAATTAACGCAAATTTGTTACCGTTAATGACCACATGCCCCAAAAAACCAGGAATTTTTTCAGCAAAGGCAATGGTAACGTGAAGATCTGCTTTCGATGGATTTGGAATCCCTGATGGGTGATTGTGCTGCAGGTAATACCCAGTTGCTCCTAAATTGGCCATTTGCTTATTCAGGCTGTCAGCAAATTCCGGCCCCATTCCGCCTACGGCATTGGGCCAACGCGAGGTTACACCTGTTTGGCCTACTACCTTGTTATCGTTTACGAAAAACACACGGAATGTTTCAAACTTCGGATTGCGGTAGACCTCCGCGAGGTTGGCAAGATCTTCGGGGGTTTTTACTATTTGTCCAAGAAGCGAGACTTCGCCTTTTTCTTTGAAGTCTCTAGTGACTCCATTGGCGAGTATGGTGGTGCCGGCTCTACTATTCCATCTGGAAAAGCTTTCTCCTGCTTCGGCTCTGGCGCGACCGTCAGCTTCACTGGTTTTTTCTGGGTCTTGTTCAAAGCTAAGCTCCAATTGGTCGTAGCTGGGAGAGGGTTCACGAACAGTATAGTCTTCAGTGCTAGCCTCTTCCATAAACTTAGAGCGATTCACTTCGGAATCAAAAGAAAAGGTTGGCGTACCGTTCGTGCTACTTCCGTCTTTTGGTTTGTAGTAGTTCCGAAGCTTGGCACGAATGTAAAAGCCTCCATGCTTCTTTGCAATGGAGTTCAGCCTATCGTACTCATCACCCATGCTTTCATTTGCGTTTACCACAAAAAGATCGTGTCCGTGCTTTGTGTGAGCAGAATCCATGGTGGTAAATATTTCGGTGTTTACTTTACTGGCTTTTTCCGGCTCGGAAGGTATGCCACGCGGGGGAACACTCATACCTTCAATGTGATCAAAGAACTCCTCCACGGTATCGGCTGAAACATCCCTTCGGCTTATCGAATTCGGAGCATCTTCGGAGTTTTTTTGCCGTTCAAAAATAACAATATGCGTTTTTACTTTAGTGCCAGCGCGTACAAATGTGACATCAGGAAGACCGATATCGGCCACTTGATAAACATCTTTTAGCTTTTTGTCTTCGTTTAGTGCTTCAAGCTTTTTGTCTGCAGCAGGGCCTTCAGGCAGGATAGCAATAACACGCCCACCATTACGAAGATGCAGCATAGCCTTGCGCAAATGAGGGATTGCCGAAGAACCACCACGACCAAACGGCGGATTCATTACAATGCCATCGTATTTATTCACAATACTGAGCGATTCAAAGTCCTGGACTTTGGTTTCACCATTCCTTGCTGTTATGGCAAGGCGCTCAGCCAAACCCATGGAGGGCTCAATAAACGTGTTATTAGTATCACCAGGAAGGAAGCGCGCAATTGCACCATGTCCTGCGGACGGTTCAAGAGCATGGTCGTTCGGTTTAAGATATAACCATTCAACCATTTTTGATCCGAGAGGCTCTGGTGTTGCAAAATAATCTTTACCTTCTCGCTGATCACCTCTCTTATTGTTTTTCTGTTGCCCAAAATAATAGGTTTTGGCTTCGTCAAAGCTACTAATTACGCGGCTTTGGCGATCACCTTTTTTGCCTCCAACACCTTGTTCAAGCGACACATCAAGATCGTCTGCATCAACATAACCTTCGGTGAAAGCCTCCTCAAGCGCCCTAGCCTCTTTACCCATGGCAAGGTTTTCAGCAGTCCGAATCCTTTTACTAATTTTGTCAGCGAACTGGAATTTTTCAAAGCTGGTACCCAGCACCGGATACTCGATAACCGCATTAGACATCTGGCCATAGCGATAAATACGCCCCTCTGTCTGCAATGCATCTGTTGGACGCACTGGAAGACCCATATCCAACAGTGCTCTTGGCATGTTGCCTGTTACATCGTGCAGACTTAACCCTTCTTTGCCCGAAGCTCTCTGCACAACAATGATTTTCGGCTGTGCCGACTCATCATTAAAAAGTTGTTTTGCCCGTACCTTATCGGCTTTAGAAACTCTACCACTAAAGAATACAGCCTGATCTCCAAACTCATGGCTAATCGTAGAGGCGACCGAATCAAGCTTACCTAAAGGCAACTTCCTAAACTCAGGAAAAAGATCGTCGAAGAATTCAACCTCTTGGTGGAAGTCGGTGTATGCTGTTTGAATCGCCGCCTCATCACCAGTCACGTTAACGCCCATCTTCATTTGCCCAAAGGCAAAAGGGTGTTCAATTTCCTGTTTCTGAAAATCGTGAAAAATTACTACCTGCCGGCCGATATCCAAGTGTGAGCGAATCCGCTCCTGTAAATTCTGAGCTAGCAGCGCTTCGCGAAGTTGTACGGTTCGGTTATATGTCCAATGCTTTCTGGATGCTTCGTTAAAATAGCGGAAGTCGGGAAGATCTACCGCTGGTAAATCATCAGTCGAATGCTCTTTCAGCTCTACCGGTGTATCGCCATGCTTGGCAATGTACTTTTTTACCCGGTTTGCCATTTCTTTGCGTAACCCGGTATCCCATTCGTACCAGCCCGAAGCTAGACGCATTCCATCATCAATCTTTCGGCCTAACTTACTGTCGAATCGAACAAAGTGACGACTGTAGTCAAAGCCGATATCCAATGCCCTGCCCGATACCGCTCCATTTTCTTTCAAGTTTTCATGAAACGACATTTCCATTAAGGAAACATCGACACCCGTTTCTGGAATAGTGAGCTTGTTATACCTCATTCGGTAACCGAAGGCGCCCATATAGAACTGGTCGCGGTTATCCCCAGAGTTGTATGCTAGACCATCATTTTCCTTTTTGCCGTTATCCCAATCGAACAGGTACCCTTGAGCGTAATCCAAATTAAAATGGTAGCTAAACGGGGATGCCGAAAGAAACACAACCTTACCAAGTTCAGTGTTTTTGTACTTAGGGTAAATCTTCTTACCATGCTTCCCGGTTGGCTTTAGCTCTCCATAGAACGACTGGATCTCAACTTTGATTTCTTCATCTGCCTGCGAAGTTGCGCGTTTACGAATATCATCATCGATCAGCTTTTGTTTTTCAGCCTTTGATATCTGTTTTCCTATGCGTTTAATACGTTCGTTTCTTCCGTCTTTTAGCTCAACGTACTTGGGGTGTGTAAATAGTGATTTTTTGTGCAAATCACTATTGGTTAAAGCGAAGTGAGCTTCTTGTGCGCTTGTTCTATTCCAGTTATCTCCTGCTGAATTCAAGCGATGTGACTCGTCATACATAACCAAATCAAAATCCCGTTGGTGTATTCGGAGGTTTTGATAAAAATTGGCATAGGTGGTAACGGCGACATCCCTGCCACCGTCCTTGGTATCTTTAAGTTGGGAAATGGGCAAATCCATTTTTGCGCCGTCTTCTATCCAGTCTTTAGCTTTAGCATCAGACGGCACAACGATAAGAATATTCTTCTTTCCAGATCGGTAGAAGCGATTGGCAGTACCTAGACCGGTGAAAGTTTTTCCGGTACCAGTCCCGTTCGTGAACAGGATTCCACGTTGATCAGGATTCCAGTTTGTGAACAATCTCTGCTCAGCTTTAAAAACATCGTCTCGCTGCTCGGGGAGTAAGTAAGGTAGGGATGCTTCGATACTGGCTCGGTCACCAAATTTAACCGGTAATTGATTGGCTTTTACTTGCTCGGTATGTTTTTGATCTAGCTGGCTTTCTCCAGCAGGCTTCGCAATGACTCGGCCTGCTCTTGATTCAGCCTGTGTTCCTGTGTTGCCAAATAAATCGCTTCTTCCAGATTTGCTACTTCCGGCAGTGCTTGTAGCAACTCGATTTTCTCGGTTTTCTTGATCCAGTTCTGGATTGCCTTGTTCTCCAAGTACAAAGGACGAACTGTCTGCAAGGCCACGATCACCTTGTTTTCCGCTTTTATCGTTTTGGCTTCCTTGTCCATCGCTAAATCCATCTGCTCTTGCGTCATCGAAAATATTTCTTTTCCCCACTCGCTTTGCAGGCTTTCCATTTGCTCGATCTCGTTCCAGATTATTGTTGGTACTTGGTACATGATTGCTCTCCTTCGTAACGATATCCTTTGTAAACCGTAGTATATAAGGTTTGGCCCCGGTACCGAAATTTTCAAGTATGGCCTTAATTAAGGCGCGCAAGTCCTGTCCTGCGGCACTGAAGTCTTTCAGCATTGCTTCAAAGTGAGGCTTAGCTTTCGCGTAGGTATCCTCGTCGAATGTTAACCCTGAATTTAATCTACCCGCACCACCAAACAACTCGGTTAAACCTTTAAGCGCATTCTCGCCAGCACTAGAGAAGTTCACACCCATATTTTTTGCAATCTTACTGGCGGTTTTCTCTACCTGATTGGGTTTTGCTGTTTCGGCGGCTGTCGCTGTCTTTTTCAAGTTTGGTTTTTTGGTGGGGTCTTTAGGCTTGGTTTTCTTTGGACGAGCTCGGCGGGGCTTAGCGGTGTCAACCAGCTTATTGTCGTTTTCCAGTTCTGCCGCAACATTGTCAATCATGCTTTCGAGGTCGGAAGCCTCAATGCCGGCAAGTTCATCAAACAACGATTTTGGTTTAGTTACTTTTGCTGGCACCAAGTGGTCTAACTGGAATGGCTTACTGGTGTCATCGGTGTCTAACCATCGTTTGAACTCCTCCATCGACATTTCAGTAATGGGACCAACCTTCCAGCCTTTAGAGTAATTCGACTTGTAGCCAGTACGCGCACGGAGTTTAGAGGTAAATCCAATCATTACTTTGTGCTCGTCAAAGCTACCGTCTTGGTTCACTTGGTCAACAATAAACACTTTATCGCTATCAGGGTCAGGCCCAATAAATACGTCTACATGGTCACCGTCTGCACCCTCGGTGCGCTTAATGTACCCATAGTGGTGTTCCATTGTGATAGACCAACTTTTACCGTTAGGATCTGTGCCTGATCGCGTTGAGCCTTCGGGATTTTCCAAGGTAATATCTAAACCTTGAATGGAAACGTGGCCTTTCTTGTAGTTCCCAGCTTCAATCTGGGCTTCGGTGGGGTTGGTGTCTACTTCTTTGGCAGCTTGCTCTAAATCGTCGAAAAGAGAAGGGATTACCTTTTTGGCCTGCTTCGGGTTGGCGCCAGCAGGGTCGGATTCCGAATAGGAATTTAGAAGGGGGTCAGGCTTGTGCTCGAGTAGTGCTACGGGGCCATCAAACAGGCCTAAGAGGGATTCGGCTTCTCTTTCGGTGAGCTGGGTTGCACCTTCTGCTCGGGCAAACTCTGCTTCCCACTCGCCTTCTGCTCCCTGTCTACCCTGATCGCCAGTGCGTGCGTCAGAATCGCTTTGCCTCGGGGCATGGATTTGGGCTTCTGCATATTTCGCCTCTCTTGCGTTTGAAATTAGTGCTTTAATTCTGCCGGCCAATTCGGCCCAATTCAGTGAGTCATTATATACCGCTGCATGAATATCATCTAAATTCACGCCAGCATTTATGGCGTCATCTACAAGGTGACCAGCGACTTTAATTTTAGCATCCAGTTCAGCATCGATTGAACTTTCGACCTCGGAATCGTAAGCCCCCTCTAAAGGGGTTTGATCACCCTCGTCCAAGGCTCGATATCGAAGGTCTTCAAGGTGAGCTTGTTCAGCTTGATACTCAACCCCTTCAGGGGTGTACTGTGGCTGACCGCCCAGCGAGAGCGAAACCTTATCAAGTAAATTATTTGCTGAAAAATCAGAGTATCCAAATTGACTAAGCTTTTCGGCCATTGCATCGAATGAAGTGCCGTTCGCTCTAAACGGATTTCTCCAACCCACTCGATCTCGGAAGTGTTCAGGGTCAATACCTTGTGTCTTGGCCTCCTCCATATTCAAGCCACCAAGCTTGGCAATGGCGACCAACAACTCGTCGACCTTGGTATCAATAGTCTTAAAATGTGGGCGTTTAACGGCCTCCTGTACGGGGGCGTGCAGCATGGCCTTATTCCACTGAATACGCTGCCGTTTTTTGGTGTTCTCACCAACATCCTTGGCAGTAACATCTCCAAGAGCGGCAGACAGGGCATCGCGCATAACGCCATTAGGAGGAGTTGTTTTTTTACCTACAATGCTTTGCTGAAGTTTTTCAGTTTTCCCTCGGTATTTAGACGCAAGGTACTTCAGCGATGGCGCTGCAGCTGCGTCTACTTCCAACTGCACAGGATCAGTTTCAGGTATAGTTTCGCGCTCAGTGAACATCTGCTCCATTTGAGACTGTTTTCGGTCCTCATGGACTATGCCCTCCAAGCTCCGAATTTCTTCGCCCAAATCAAAGTTCGACTCCCGCTCTACTTTAGCCGCGGCAATGATGTCAGGGAGCGAGCGGAAATCAGATTCGTTGCCAGCGAGCTTTATTTGCTGAACTTCAGCTTCAATTTCTTGGGCCTCTTCAATTTGCAGCTCAGCCATTTCAGCGCGCGCGCGTTGACGGGACTGCACTTCATCTAGCGCCTTTTTTAGGCCGGTAAGTTCCTGCTCTTGACGTTCCAGCTCTGCATCAAGATCAAGCTCTTCTTCAAGCTCAAATCCCGACTCATGAGTAATCTCGTCCTCAAGTTCTTTAGCCTGGTCTGCGGGGGTTTTATTTTGTTGTGGAGCTTTGGCAAATGCTCCATCGATGCCACCCATAAACGCACCGCCACCAGCACCGGCAAGAGAAGCCCAAGCACCCTGTTCAACCGCTTCACCAAGCGACATTTTAGCTTCAGTACCCCACTTGGTACCCACGTACTCCAAAACACCTTCTTGTAAAAATTCGGTGAGCGCTTCGGTACCAGCTCCTTGTAATACCTTTTTACGAATACCGGGCGCTACTGTTTTAACAACCTCGCTACCAATTTGCTGCTTTTGTTTACCCGTAATCGATTTAAGCATTCGCGATGGAACCACTCGCTCAAGCAGTGCTGAACCTATGGCAAAGGGCATGGCTTCCATAGTGTCCGTAATATCTGCTTGCTCTTTTCCTTTATTCTTTGCTCGATCCTGACCAAGCTGGGATGAGAAGGACAGTACATAGGTAGGAAGTGAGGCCATGATCGCGGCCATATCGGCTACAGACTGCGTGAAGGTTTCACCTATGTAGGCGCCGGCTTCCCCCGCAACCCCCAAATAATCACCCTCTTTCCATTCTGCTTTAATCTGTTTAGGTGTATGACGGTGCTCCCCGCCGAGTTCGATATCACGCATTGACTGGCCAGCATCTCGGACCATATCGCGCATGCCGCCTTCACTGAGCTTTTTCCACTTTTCACCGCCAACGTAACGAGGAAAGGCTTTACCTTCTTCAAAAACAAAACCACCAAGCCCAACAACATTGTCTTCCATGTATTCGCCAGACTGGGATACAAACTCCGCAAGGTTGCCGCCGATATCTGTGGCACGCTCGCCAAGTAGGCGAAGATTATTACTCCAATAGCCCACCTCGTCCTGATCAGGGTCGTTCTGCGCCTCCAGCGTTTTACCCGGGTTAGCCAGCTCAGTAAACCGGGCCCGTACAGGCTCGACCTGATTATCTTGCAGCCTGGGAGCAATAAACTGGTTGAAATACTTATCTTGTGCGGCGGATTGATGTTCGGGAGGGAGATTTTGATATTTTTCGGATTCAGCGATTTCGTTCCATTTCATGGATTGATTCTGCCTTTTTGAATGGGGGGGGGGAGCAAAAATAGATTACGGACGCTTTTACTCTGGAGTCACCTTGCGTCTGCAAGTCCTGTAGCTGGACTAAATTTTCCCTCTAGCGCTGCGATACGATCATTTTTTTTCTTGTCTCGCTGGCGTGATGACTTTTCTGCACGCTTTTTTCGGTTGTTCGGCGCGTTGAAGGTCACCTTATCTTCCTCGGGGATTTCAACATCGTAGTGGCCCAGCAACTCCTCAAGGTCGGCCATATCTTTTTTCATTTCATTGTGATTCTTTCCCTGAGGATTTTTACGCGTGCCTCCAGCCCTAACTTTGCTTCGTAGACTCAAATACTGATTAAGCAAACCCTCTTCCTTTGGGCTAAGCTCTCGCTTTGGCTGAGTCGGTTCTGCTGGCTTCTCGGCTGATTGTTCGGCAGTTTCGGTATCACCACTCGCCCCCGACTCTTTCACGGTACTGGGATCAGCAGCGGCGCCCTCAGGTGACACGATCCACTCACTAAGGAAATCATCAACACCACTTCCTGACGGCTCCCCACCGGGGCCTTTCTGCTCCTGATCATAGCTATGGTATTTCTTTAAGAATGTATCTCTATGGGTTTCATATGAAGAAGCTGGATCATACTCATCATTAAATTCATTCTTCTCTTTTTCAAACTGGAGCATTTTTTTTGCGTAATCGTCAGCACGCTCCTCAGGAGTTGAATCAGAGAAAGCATAATCCCTTGCTTGGGCGTCAGGCATACCCAAAACGTTAACAGCAAAATTGTAGTCTTTCTGCCTGGAAGTCATACCGCTACCACCACGACCTCCTCGACCACCACCTACAGGCATAAAACGATTTGTGTTCTTTTCATACTGACCGGACACGCCGGTATTACTATCGGTTGTGATATCGCCAAACTCTTGCTGTCCGTCTTGGTAATACTGCTTAAAAAATTCACGACCTTTAGGTGAACTTAGTATTTGTCGTAGTTTCCCAGTACTAGCAACCTTGCCAACCAAGTCACCAACGTCCACCTCTTTTACAGGATCATCCTGATCAGCACTTCGACGAACAGTGAGTGGCTTACCTTCAGCCTCACCCTCTACTGACAAATCAAAAACTAGCTTTCCCTCTTCCTTGCCCGGGTAAACCCCAACAACCTGCCTTGTACGACCATCACCAGCTCCGGCATTGATTTCAGGAAACAAAGTATTGATGGCATGAAGCCCTTCTGGGGAATTTATAAGCGTAGGATCGTCGGAATTAATAACGCGCTTACTACTCTCCAAAGCCTTACCAACATCTTCGCCCATAATAAAATCCAAAGAGAGGTTTGGCGCTTTGCTTAATATGGCTTCCTCGCCTTCGCTATATTCAACGGCACCCGATCGATCCATGGATATCAACTGCTTACCAATAAGCTTAAACAATGCATCCTGATTCTTCATTTCTGCACTATCTTGATTCAAGCTCAAGTTCCTCATGCGGCCATCGTGCTCGGATTCCCGTATATCCATCATCCGCTCACTACGGTCATTCTGAGAATCGCGCAGCCCCCGCATCTGTTTGCTATTTTGCAGATCTTCGTGAAAGTTAGCGCCTTGCATGATGCCCGTCACAAAACTCGCTGTATTCAACCCCTTACTCATCACAGTCCCCTTAAGATAAAACCCAGCCAGCCACACCACCTACGAGCGCGCCGACCGGGCCACCCACCATGAAGCCATAGGCTGCACCAGTCCCTGCACCCATTGCCTTTGATTGTTTTTCTGCAGATTCAATTTGTTGATTCTGCATATTTCGTTTTTCTTCCATTACGGCAACGTCATTGAGGCCTTTCATCCCTTCCCGCTTAAAACCAGCACCTTTGCTTACAAGTCCGTAACCCATGGCTATACACCCTGAAATTGATTGGAACTCAAACCAGTGGCCATTCCACCAGAAAGTATTTGTTTGTCTCGATCATCCGCATGTAATCTGGCCTTACCGACGTTAGTAACCATCGCAGTCATTTCCGATTTTTTAGATTGCTTATCGATATAATTTTGTTCTTCATTAGACATAGACAAGCCAAGTCTCTCACGACCAATCCGGCCATCTTCTCGCGCAACTTCAAATCCGCGTGTTACAGAATCCCGTGCTAAGGATTCAGTTTGGATATTGTCCTCCTGCCCCGAAGCTAGGCCTATAAGCTGCTTATCATATTTTAGAAACTTATTCTTCCAGCCACTCCACTGATCACGATAAAGCGCGGCCATTCTATCGCTAGCCGAAGCTTTAGAACTGTGTTCTTTTTTATCATCAGCCAAACCAAACGCCTTACCCACAAGGACTTTCTCAAAGCTATTGCTCATATACCCCCCGTTCACCAATCAAATTCATTTGCGGCTTCTTTTGAGTAATCTACATTTTTTTTGGCATTAAATGGATCATCAGTTGTTTTCGGACTCGACCATGCGTTTGCAGCAGTTCCCAATCCAAACCCAACAGCTTGCTTTGTAGCAGACTCACTATTCCATGCATCAGCGGCATCATTAGCGGCTTTGTTTGCACTAAGTTGAGCCAAACCCAACATACCTGTCTGTGCAGTGGTCGCATCACCGCGCCCCATCGCTGAAACATTACCAAGACCTTGCACATACTGATCTTCCAGTTCTATTGCTGTTCGCGTTTGGTTTTCTCCTGAAGCAACGCCTTGTGCATCGATCAATCCCGCCTTCGTTGTTTTTGATTTTCCACTATTGGGGTTAACACCACTGGCATTTAAATTCAACCCAAGCCGGTCTTCCGTTTTTCCGAAATTTGCAGATACCGAAGATCCAGCCGAGCCTGTACTATATTTCTGTGCTGATTCAGTATTCAGCTCTTCATTCTGTAAAGAAAACTCATGGATAAGTGGCTCAAAATCCTTTTCCCATAGTTCAAACTTTTCAGTCGCTATCTTAGCGTGCTCTTTTTCCAGCTTTGTTTCCTTGGCCTTTTCCGCGCCTTTATAAAAAACTGAGCTAAACCCGAGCCGGGAAAAATAGTCTATTGGCTCAAATCGATTCAGCTCTAAAGCAGAGTCAATAAAATCAGAATCGTCGATTGTATTCATAATGTTTTTTTCCACACAGTAATCGGTGTTTCCTTATACTTCTCAAACCGAGGCGTGTAACCAAATTTGGGAAGTATCCGATAAAGACCTTTTCTAATGCTCCAAAGCTCTATGTATGTCGCATTAATAAATCGTGCCATGCGCTCCAGCTCAAATTGATATTCGGCTAAATCCGCTTTATCCCGTGTATAAGCAACCCATAAAAGAAGACCGCTCTCACCCACCGGTCTAACCACTACCATCCCCTCCTGAACCTCAAACAAAAAAGCCTGCTTTCTACAGCAGGCTTTTTCGATGGTTTTGAAAAGATCGGGGTCATTTACTGATCCCCCAATATCACCTATAGCTTTTTCGTATTCAATTAGCTTTGAGGCTGAAACCATTACATACGGGCTTTTATTCATGTGATGATATAGCTCTCCCGCCAGGCTTTAAGATCGCGCTCAGTTGCGGTACCGCTATTTTTAAGTATTCGGTATTCTGCAAATATCGTTGCCATTCTTGTCGCTTTTAATAGGCTCAACTCAGCCAAGTAACCCTGCAAATTCGCCGCATTTACTGTAACAGTAGAGTTATCAAGCAATACCCAAGGAATAGTTTCGCCGGGGTTGGCCAGCAAATACTTTACTTGGGCAGTCATCGCTCGTTCTGATTCAGCGTCAAACTGAAAGACCTCACCACTCGACGTCGCTAATGGGTATTCCATAATGAGAAGCCCGCAAGTCCGAATGTACCCATTTATTACAGGTTCATCGAGAGGGTCAGCCGATCCTAGCCATTCGCCATACACAACGTTCTCTGCCAGTACGACTGACAAAGTTTGTAATCGTGATGTTTTTAGGCCTGGACGAATGTACGGATACCAGTCGTCTGCAATGGTCCCCTTATCGTTGAGCGGCGCCTCCGATTGCGGGCCGGTAACGATTGAGCCATTCTTAAATTGAACAAACATTAGCGTAATCCGAATACGAAACCAGTGGTAGTTATGTTGTCATAGCTGGAAGTTGAAGTTGGGGTCATTGCTGTAGTGAAGATTTGAGCCCGAATTTCAATGTCAACATTTGTTGTGTAGCGCGAAGAACTGACACCATTAAAGGCATAAGGAACGGTTTTTTGGGTGCTCGTAGGTACAAGCATGGAGCCAAGTTTGCTCCAGTTCGGCCTTGTGACAGTAACTGTGCCACCGGTAGTAATTGTTCCGACTCGATTGGTGGTGAAACAAGTTAGCGTGTAGTAATCGACTTGAGGATCTTCGGGATCTCCGTCATCTTCAAAACCAATAAGCGAGCCAGTTACTAATGCGCTCGCACCACTCTTTGAAACCGTATCGCCAATCTGGATGTCAACTGCATTTAGCTCTGACAGAGTATTGAAGTGAAAAATTAGCGATGTTGTAACTGTTCCTGGGCCTTTTTCTGTGTGCGAACTGCCAGCGGTGCTATTGCTTATACGAGCGTAAGCAGAAATTTCCAGCATCCTATCCTCACCCGTGCTTGTATCTTCAATGTAGCCCGTCAGGTTAACGCCAACCTTGTGACCTGTAATTCCTGTTGATGCTGGAATTAATGAGGATGCTATTGGCACTGGGCTAGCATTGTTCAAGCTAGTAATATCTAAATCCGTAAATGATAAGACCCTTTGAATATCTCCATTGATATGAGTAGCTGTAAGGTTTTCAACGGTGATCTGAGTCGCGTCGAGCGTGTTTATATTCGCGTAGAAAAAAGCTGCGTCGAATCCAGTTATTTTTGTTGCTGAAAGACTATATATTTTTGCGCTACCAATAGTCGCGTCACGAATCATTGCTGTGTTTATGTAAGTGTTGCCACCGTATATCGCGAAAGGCACAGTAATCTTTCTAAATCGAACTGAAGCCTCTGGTGATACGCGTTCCGTCCCATCACAAGTGAAGGTGATAGCGGTACCAGAAATTGACAATATCGGCCCTTTCCGCCCAAGCCACTCGCTCTCATCTACGTTTGTTATTGATATTTCTTGACCTATCAGTAGTCCATTTGTTGACGAGGGTAAAGCAAAAATTGCCGTGGCGACTACCCCTACTCGGGTAAGGCTCAATAACTTATTGCCGTTAATCAACATAGATGAGGTAAGTACTCGCCCCTCTTGCCAACCAAAATCAAATGAAAAGTGAGTTGAGTCCTGAACATATACTTCAAATCTTTCGCCGTCGCGCCACCCCTCTTGATCGGCATTCACGGCTACAACCTCATCGCCAGAGGTTAGGTTGTGGTTTGATTTTGATTCTACATAGCAAGAGCCGTCTTCTGTAATGTCCTGATCAAGCGTTACACTTCGAGTCTCTATCTCACCTGCGTATGAGCCGACAAAAAACCTATTTGCCTGAACCATAAAAGTGCTTACATAGTTACCATCGACTAACTCTGACGACAAACCAAACCCAGCGATTGAGCCACCGTCTATTTTGACTCGATATTGTGAATTCATTTCCCCGAGTGAATTTGCGCTGGCAATCATGCTTTGCTCTACCGTCGCGCCAGAATTACTGAAGTCATTAAGTCGCGCACTTACTGCTGTGTAGTCCTGCGCTGAAGCTTGTGAAAAACCTTCCGCATCGGTCGCACTTTGGGAGGCGCTGTTGCTGTATGTAAGGGCCAATGACTCTGAAGCACTTGCGCTTGTTGATGCTTCGATAGCTGATGTCGCTGAACTGGATGCATTACTGGCTTCGGTTTGGGCCTGGCTTGCGCTCGTAGATGCTGCAGCAGCTTTGTTTGACGCATCACTACTTGCTGATTCGGCGGAAACTTTCGATGCTTCGGCGGCTTGGGCAGAATTGGTCGCATCGGTAACTGCCGTGGACGCGGTTGATGCTGAGTTGGCGGCTGCTGTGGCGCTGCCAGAAGCATCACTAGCGCTTTGGCTTGAGTTGGTTTCAGCCATGGATGCTGAAGATGCGGAGCCTGCAGCATTTGTTTCTGATGTCGAGGCCTGGGAGGCTGATGTCCCAGCGTTCGATTCGCTGGTGCCGGCATTGGTTTCTGAAATTAGGGCAGCGCTGGCACTGTCTTCAGCTTCGGTTGCGCTGGTCGCTGCGCTTGATGCGCTTGCGGCTGATGCGGTAGCGGAATCTCCCGATAGATTTTGAGCAGCTATTGCAGAATCACGCGCAGATTCAGCTGTTACGCTGAACGATTGCGATGCTGATGCAGCCGCTTCAGAATCCGTAGCGTACCCGGAGGCGTTTGATTCGCTGGTAACCGCTGCAGCTGCAGAGCCGTCCGCCAAGTCTCTGGCAGCTTCAGCGGCTATCCTTTCGCTTGTAGATGCAATCGCGGCTGATTGCGACGCGCTTGATGCAGCTAGAGCTTCTGTCGCACTTGTGGATGCTGCTGTAGCTTGGGCCGTTGTTGCTATTAATGCGGTTTCAGAGGCAGTTTGTGCGACCTCGGACCCAAGTTGCGCAGCTTCAGCCAGTGTTTGAGCAATGATGGCCTGAGTTCTAGCCTCAATAGCGTCTGCTGCAGCGTTGGCTGCAGCGGCAGCATTCTGAGCTGAATTTTCTGTATCACCAAACACTGTTTCAAGAGCTACAACGTCTAGCTGTATGTCGTTAATCTCTGCGTTTAGTGCTTCGCTAAGGTGTGTGCGTTCAATTTGGTCTTTGATTATTTCAAGGAACTCAGTGGGCGTCATTGATCTGCTGGCAACTGTTCCGAGTGCCGAGTTGTACGGGCCCTTTATTCCGTCACCACCCGGCAATGCTGGAATACTTTCAAACCGTATCCAGTAGTAATATTCAACTTCCTGCAACAAATTGAAGTCTGCCCAAACAAAACCGTTCGATTCCGCGATAACCACTGCATTAGCAATATTGTCCTCTGTACCTCGATAAATTAACGTTTTGGCGTGGTTCGAATACAGTTTTGTTGGTGGCGTCCAACTGAGAAAAACGTGATCAAAGCCAGAGCTTGCTGCAAACCCTGTTGGAGTCGGCGGTACCTCGGATCTGCCGGCAGTGTTGCCTACCAGATTCCTGCCAGATATAAAACCAGTACTAGGTGAGACGGTTAAAATTCTGGCCAGATTCAAATCGACTAGATCTTCAATTTTTACATACCGTTTTAGCGGGTTTTTTCCTCGAACGCCCTCACCGACTTCTGCGGTTTCTTTGAGTCCATCGAGCAGGCGTTTGAGTATAGGCTCTATATTTAATGGGATATTGCCAAAACCGTTGGTCACAGCTCTGATTTACTCCTAGCAATTTGAATAGAGGTGACTGAATTTAAACCTGTAACCTCGACCTCCCAAAAATTGGAATGGTATGCTGTAGGTAATCGAAATGAGGCGGGGGATGCAACAGATAAGGACTTTCGTAATACACCATCTGCATAGTAGTTAAACGTCACCGGGTAGGATCGCGCTCGAATTTTTGCAACACCCGGCCGATCACCCCAGCTATTCTCAAACGGCTTTGATTTCCATTGATACGCAATGTCGGTACCCGTGGCCCACTGAAGCAATGATCCCGAGCCCATCAAATACACATCTCCAGTTTTGGGGTCAGAGTATCCGTAATCGGCATACGACGAATACCAGATAAAACCTTCGCTCGGCGTAAATGTAAATGCACCCTGCTCGCTTCCCGAATCGTAAAAACCAAGGTATCGGTCCTGCCATCTGTAACCGTGGATGGTTTCAGGCTTCAGTGCTTTCCATTCGTCAGCATCAATGTGACCAGCTGTATAAACACCACCGGGGCCGACCAGACCTTCCGTAGTCGCAAACACAACCACGCTGCCAAGATCGACCACTGAACGCTTTGACACACCCGCTTGAATCGCATCGATCGGTTGCTCTGAAAATGAACTAGGATGAGAACCAACTAAAAAATATGGTTTAGATTCCGTTACCACAATTACGCCAACATCCGAAACGGCTGCACCAACAATCTTTGAACCCAGCGCATGTCGATATTCTATTGGCCATGCATGCGGCTGATAGGGTTCTGAAAAAGCAATGGTGTTATCCCAATATCCCATTAGCACCCCGTTGGGTAACTCAGTTAACCCAGTCATTTTTGAATTCGGCGGTAACCATGTGTCACTCGGTACCTGGTGACCAAGATAAGCAGACTCGATGGTGTCACTGAAGGTATCCTGGGTCGCGGGGATTGTTGCCACGCGCTGATATAGCCCGTTATATTCAATTCGATAGATACGAATAGATTCAATAACGAAATTTCCTGCCGGCACTTGTAGGTTTGAAAGCTCAACTGAATCACCATCCCAGCGATCAACCGCAACACTCACATCGCTAGGTGGCCCTTCGGCACCGTATTTATCAACAACCGTGTACTGGTAACTTGTAGGTATTTTAATTCCACCATCCGGTGGGTCACCAATTGGGCCCGTTACAGAGGGCGCAAGTAGGGGCGCCTGAATACCTAAATCATAAGCCGCAGTCGGGTATGGCCCATCACCCGCAGTGGCAATATCTATTGCCGTGAACTTCGGCGCACCTATACCTGTGTAATAAACGCGGCGATATGGATCGTCTTCAATCGGGCTAGCAACAACACTCACATCGGCATCAAACTGCAACCAGAACCCTTCCCCACCATTTGATTCACGGTTGTACCGAAATACACTTTGCGTACTGCCCAGCAACAACACACCGGTATCGAGAGGCCGTTTAGATGGCGACACGACACCTTTACTTAGGTCACAGTCTTTTGCAATTTGGGCATTATGTGCAGGCAAGAGTGTAGGATCAATTCGCGGGATCGTACCCTTGAACGAGGCTAAAATAAGAGGCTGCAATTAATTAAACTCTCGCAAAATTAGCGTGTAAGAACCGGTAGGGACGGTAGTGGGAATGTAAACGAATCCAGCACCCAGAACCGTTAACGCATATTCTGTGATCCCAGAACTAAGCGTGACTTGGATGATGTTAGTCCAGTCAATACCTGTCGTTTCAATTACACAGGCCTCTCCAGCGCGGATATTACTATCGCCACCAATCGATACAACCTGCTCTGCTGGCACGTCAGCAAGCGTGGTTACTCTCCAGTTTGCGGTTATGCCGTTTATATTCAGCGTTGCAATGACAGGAGTTTCATATACGGACGAAGATGTCTGCCTAAGCTCAACAAAATCACCAGCGCTTACAATGCCGCTAGTAGTAATCCAAGTGCCCGCATCAATTCGATATTCGCCGTTGGTAATCGATATTGATACTGGGCCATCGATACCTGCCACGGTAATCGCATCTGAAATTACTTGTGTTGAAAGCGCTGCACCTGAAACATTGGTGAACGAATACTCGTCAACCATGGTGTCCTCAACAACGTTGAGTAGCGTAATAGCAACCGACTGAATGGCATTGCCTAAAGCATTTGTCGCTCGAACACCAATATTGAATACATTGTCTTCCCCAATATCTACTGGGTTTTCAAAGTCAGGAGAGCTACTAAAAATAACGGCTCCTGTACTACTGTTGATGGAGAATAACGCAGCGTCAACACCCAAAAGATCGTAAACAATTGGCTCGGTTCCAGATATTGCGGCAAATGTTCCCACAGCGCTTTGTTCTTCGTTAACGCTAATATCTGCGTCCGAAGGCATAACGGGGATAAACGTTTGCGCTGGGGTTGTTTGTATTACATCTGCACTAATATCGCCGGTCAACAAATCAATAATGCGAGCATCGAATGACGACACCTGCTCTACGTCAGTTATGGTCTGGCTAAAGGTGGCGTCGGCATTAACTGTAACACTACTGCAGTTAACGTAATTGCCCCACTCTATAATCAGGCCTGAAACAATGTCGGGTGTAGATTCAATCCTATCTTCTACCACTGCACTCGGTATTGTGACAATAACAGTATTGAATCCTGCTCTTGGCAAATACACCCTTTCACTGTCTACGCTTCGATTTAAAGCGGCATCTACAGCCTGGAGCCACACTTTATATGCTGTGCCCTGAGTAAGCAGGGATAAAGGTATCGTTGCCGGCGTTGCGGCAGTAGCTGCGATTATATCGTCGCCTTCATCGAAAAACGTGTCACTGGGCTGAGCGGCTGCGATAGTTGTCAGTAATGCAGAAACATTGGAGTCTTCATCTATCGTGAAATCGGCATTAAATGACGTGCTGGTGATACTTGAGATTGACAGCGGAGATGAAAACACCGGAGCAACAGAGTCATTTGCAGCATAAGCTACTGCGCCAATAGTGCCGCCGTCACTTGCGGTCCCATCGTATGCGATGTTTGTCGGTACCAGTCCGTCCCGAACATAGTTAATTATCGATGATGCTAAAAACCCAGAAGGCGTACCGCTTTGATCATCCGTAGCTACGTTATATCCGTTAACCAAAAGCGCGGAAGCAATAGCCTCTGCCGCCCCGCCACCACCGTTTTGTGATGCCTGCCAAGAAGCTGTATTCCTGTTAACGTCAACAAAATCCGGTTCAACGTCAATGATGTCGCCAGCGCCGTAGCCTGGAGCACCGATAGCTTTTGTTGCACTCAGCACACCATTAAAGCGATTTGCAGCTAGCACGGCAAAACCGATAAATGCGTTATTGCCCATCGTCGTAACTTGGTCGTTGCCAGCGGTATCGATGTTGATTGCCATAATGTCATCGTAAGCGTTCGGATTACTGCGTACGAAGCATAAATTATTATGCAATCCTAGCGTACCATCGTAACTACCACCCGACTCCGTTCGAGCTAAGACTCCGTAATACCTGCCGGTATTATCGGGAACATCAACAATTAATGTGTTGTGGTTTGCAGAGTAATTACCAAGGTGCGGTGCTCCTAACGCATTTAACGCAACGCCACCAAGCTCATCAACAATGATTGTGTTGCTTAGCTCAAAATCCGCATTTGCGGGTAATATGCAGTGATCCCCAGCGTCGTTAATAACTGCGGCGGTATACGGTGCATCGATAAATGAGCCCGTAACGGATTCAAAGTCTTCTGTTGTGTGCGGGTTGTTTGTAGCGACCAGCGCAACAGAATCTTTTAAACCGAAATGCCCGCCGCCTATGGCGCTCCACGAAGAATCCGGGCCAAAATAAACAAAGCATTGATTTAGGTAGAAATTGCTTTGAACCATTGTGCCAAGCAGGATGTCTTTCGCTACCCAGCCAACTCGCTCACAGTCCATGTATTCAATTCGTAAATTCATACCGTGGCGCTGGGGGTCAATTGTTACGCCGATAGATTGGTGCAGGCCTCCGGCTCCGTTTCCTTTCTGCGCGGCAATCACGCCAATTTGAGATGAGGCCGAATTGCTGCCAACTACATCCACATAATTGAATATAAATTGCTCTTCACCGTTGGTATAGCCGGAGCCTAGCGACCACTCATAAAGATCCTTAAATACACCCTCTCTAGTGTTTACCGGGTGTCCGGCATACCAGTTTCCACCAAGCCCAAATGACATATTTTTAAGTGTAAAATGCTGCCAATCTAGTTTTGCTCTTGCTGCAGCACCAGCTGCCGCCCCCCAGTGTGCGCCACCAACTGAGTCTATGATTCTGGCGTGGTTTGATTTGTCGGTACCAGCCATTTCGTGAATATTATTAACCGCGGTTCCTGTATTAACGGTTAGAAGAACATTATTGCCCTTCATATCCCATAGTCCTGTACCCTCAATTCTAACGTGATTATAAGCATTACATGTAACAACCCCTGCTTGGTGCATCTGCCCACCGGATTGAACTGTAAGACTGGCCCTTGTTAGGTCGCCTGTTCCTGTCATTTCGATTGCGCCAGGGTTCCATGTGTAGCCGCCCGGAACAAGCATTGAGTATGCGCCAAAAATCACAGTATCTAAGGCGGTCGGTATTTGTGCTGGAAAATAGTTCGATGCAACATTGACGTTTCCGCTGGATACTATTGTTATTTCTGCCATTTATCCTCTGCCGTTTACTATTTAATTACTGCGTTGGGGTCAATTATTTTGTTTTATAAATCGCTGCAATTAAGCAGATGACTTTTTCCGCTGAGATATAAATGGTCATATTACGACCACGGCTGGTAGCTGATACTCGATGATTGATGCGGAATCAAAAACAGTGACACTCAATACAGCCGTCGCCGAGCTTGCGTTTGAGAGTGTCGCCGTAATAGTAATAGCCTGAAACCCCGTTGATGCACTTTCAAATACTGCCGTGTTGCCAGTGATATCAATATCATCAGCAGGATCAGCGCTATACACAATCTGATCCTCGTTAAAATCTTCTGCCTGCCCAAGAACGATCTCAATTGGAGTTTCGGTAACTGCAATAATCATCTGGTTTTCGACAGTTATAGTGCTGACAGGTACCCCAGACAACGATTCTGCAATGGCCTCTATGGCTGCCCTATCCTGTGATACTTGATCAGCCAACGCCTGCGTCGGATCAATTTTTGTCGGTGCCACATTGATTAGATTCTCGACTGCAGCATCGCTGTCACCGACGACAAACTGTTCTCGCTTGTGAATTGATTGCCCGGTAGTTGGATGCCAACTAGACAACTCATAGTAGGTATCCGAGTAGGAAAAGTCATTTTGCCAAAGAGCAAAAACAACGCGTCCATTTGGATCGGTATACCCCTGTTTATCTCCAGGTGAAATGGCACCATCAGCGCTATTACCTAGGCCGACCAATTTTATCCGTACTGTCGCACTTTCTAATGGAGAGCCATCAAAATCATATAGAGTGACGGTGATGTTTCGGGTGGTCACTGGCATTAATAAAAATCTCTCGCTTTGTGGTGAATGCGCTTAGGTGTTCGATCAAATCCACGATTTCCTCGAGCAAGAGCTTTATTGGCCTCCAGCTCAAATAGCGAATAATGTTCACTACCTAGCCTTATATCAGTCCACATTTTATTAGGGATCATATAAAGAGCGCCTTTTGTTCCGGCAATAATAGCGTCAAAATATTCTCTCAATATCTGCTCGCTAAATTTGAATGTTCCTGAGTACTCAATCGGCTTTAGTGCCGCATTGATTATTACGTCTTTGCCTATCAACTCCGTGTGGGGAAAAACACTGATCGTATCGACAGAGCTTTGACTGTATATCCAATCGGTGTTACCCAAGTAGTCATTGCCTTTGGCTAATTCAATGTAATCATTATCGTCATCACCTGGAACCCAAATTGATTTCAGTTGAACAATGTTTGAGTAGCGGGAAGATGAAATATCGATAGTATTGGTGGAGGACGTCACTCGCGCTGGCCCAATATCTTCCTGCCAAAATTCCGACCGTTCGCAGAATTGAGTAATTGCACGTTTTACATAGTGCTCAACGATGATATCTGGAGCTTCAACTTCGAACGTGACTTCATTTGCGATCTGCCCGATATCTTCGGTCAGCTTATGGTATGGAGCCCTTACACTACTCATTAGCGTTTATGCTCCGGATTTTTGGGGCCGAAGACTTTATCAGCCTCAATCTTAATACCCATCATTGCCTGAAAATTATTCCAGTGCTGCTGGCTACGAGAAACATTTACTGAGCCTTCAACATCGTGCCCAAGTAACCGGTAGAGTGCGCATTCAAGAATCATTGGGGAGAACACACCAGATACCGTTGTTTCAGTATTCCCGTCGACATTCCCGTAATCCGCTGGCTCTCTGGAGAATCCAATGTGTATAACCGTACCGGCCGCGATAGGTGGGTATGTCAAAAAAACTAGAGGGAATCTCTCGTCGTACATGACTTGCCGCACAGCGTTGCCCTGTGTTTCAGCTCGCCAGTCAGGTTTTAATCTATTAAGCGTACCCTGATCAACTACGCGAATTGTTCTACCTGGGACTTCAGTAGTTCCATTGTGCTGTGCGTCGAGGAACCGAAGCGGAGTGATACCGGGCATCGTTGACAAATCTTGGCGATGACCAGCAGCACACGTAAAGTCTGCATCGGTGGCGGTAGCATCAGGGCGAAAATTGGTAATGACTTTTTCTGCTTCCAAAATCGCCCCCCAAATCGATTGCTCCGGCCACGAATCGTTCGAAGAGTCACGCAAACCCGCAACAATTGTATTCGTCAGTTCCTCAACATTCGCACCCATAATGCTTAAACCCCGTTAACCTGCTTCCACGCTGCATTAAGATCAGCAACACCTACATCACCACCTGCACGCGCACGAACAACATCAATTTTCGGCATGTTTTTGTTAGTAAAGCTGTCGGGATTATTTTCGCTGCGAATATCAGTCAAAACTTTCAAAAGCTCTGCAGAAGGTTCGGCAACAAGACCATCGCCCAATCCGGGCTTAGGAGGTTCATGACTAGGAGGCTTTTTGATCGAATCAAAATCAATGGTTGGAATATCATCGATTTTTGGTGCGGGTTTTGGTTCTGGTAGTGGCTCCAAATCCTGCGGCATACACTTAAAAACCGACTCAGTTACCCACACGTCTTTGTGCTTGAGCAGCTTTACTGCGGCCTGCGCCTCCACTTCTTGCACATCACCGTACTCGAGCCAAATAGTAGATGTGTTGGCTATGGTATCCGCCTTAAAGTTTTTACGACCAACGTAAACTACGTTAATACTTTTGTTCATAACTATCATTCCCGTACGAGAACTAGCATTAAAAAAGGAAGCCCGCTCAAACTTCGAGCGGGCTTAGGTGATACCCACGACTACGTACTGTGGGCGTTTCGGGGGGTTGTTAATCAGTTACATATTTCCGCGAAAACGGTAGTGAACAGAAACCGTTACCTTCCCGGTAGCGGTACCACCAGCCAAACGACCAGTGATGATTGCCCGGTCTTCAACGGTAAACGGATGAGTCAGGCTTTCTCTTCGAGCAAGGGCGGTAGACGCCGCTGCAGGTAGAAAATGAGCATCATCATCAGTGCCGCCACCATCGGGGTATTCAATTCCGTACTGCATAGTAGTACCGGCTCCCAACGGATCATTCAGCGATTCGACTTTGATAAGTTCTGAACCTGCCGGCATATCCGCAAAATTAACAGACTCACCAGCAGCGGTAGCATCAAAATCAACTGAACTCAAGAATATACAAGCATCGCCATACGCCTGTGACATCGCATGACTTTTAAAACGATTAGCATCCATAGATTTGTACTCCTATGGTTTAAAGGTAAATAAAAAACAGTAAATAGCGACCGAGGCCGCTATTTATTATTGATAGTGAGTGATTAGCCGGAAACGGCGGTATCCAGAGTCATAACACCATGATCGTTAACACGACCATCACTGCCTTTGAACTGGAACTTTTTCTTACCGTTCATCCAAGCGATAGTGTGCTCATTAGCATTACCAGCATCGGTTGCTTCCGAGAACATATCGAAGTAGTAACCACCCTTCGATTTTTCACCCGCTTGGCCATACGCGCACGCAAGGGCTTGAGCACCCAGAAGGCTCGCACGCTCGATACGAGTACCCGCGGTTGCCTGTGTAACTTGCGCATCGTTGGTATTGGTACAAATATTCACAGTAGAGCCGGTATTGAACCGAATCGGGCGAGTCATTTTGCGAATAAGGATGTTATTCCACATCACGCACTCGCCTTTAAAGATCGGGTGATTGAAATCGCTGGCTCGCTTATGAACAGCGGCCTGCAGAGTGCGAATGGTCGCACCATCTGCACCCGTCCAGAAGTCATGCCACTGTCTAGGCGATACACCCAAAACATAGAACGGACTTTCTTCTGCGTGTGGATCTTTTTCAAACTTAATGGGCTGAATCGGGTACGCCATTTCATCCATAGCGAGTCGGATATTATCCACGGCTGGAAGACCGAAAAGGTCCGCACTGTCGATAGTTTCAAAGCTCGTTGCGTCACCACCAAACATATGACGATCATAGGTTGGAGGCGTAATGGGGTTAATCATTTCCTCCGCGAACTCCTCATCGGACTCGAGAGGAACGATCCAATCGGCATCGATATGGTCACCACGTGCACCGGCTAGATGGCAGTGTGTTACCTGATCATCGAAGCGATTGAAGTACGGGCCAAGCATGGTTTTCGCCAACGCCATAATATTGTGCTTTGTACGTTTGCGAGTCATACGGCCACCCGACTCTACCTGGTGACGGCCTTGATTGATCTTTACGTTGAAATGGCTAGATGTCAGCTTTTCACCACGGCCAGCGATCTTACGGTCTCCCATTGTCGGCTTTCCGCGCAACTGGTGAAACAAATCAACTGTGACTTCATCGCCTGCAGCCTTCGAGAGATCGGTAATACGAACAAATGGGGCGCCAGCTTCGGTTTGCTTGCGTCCATCCATTTTGTTTTTGCTCGGGGACTTTGGAGCAGAACCCGTTAGCATATTGGTGAAGGAAAGCCGGCGGGTAGACTCAGTGAAGAGTGCCGCATTGTAGAGTTTGTTGGCTCCTGGTGAGCCAGATTTGATAACAGTCATTAGTTACTCCGTATACTCATGGAGCAACACCAGCGCTTTATTACTCAATATCAGCGAGTAGCTGATCGATCTGTTCAGTAGACATACCTTCCATCTTCCCGGCGATAGCATCAGCATCGTCAAGTTCTGCGATCACTTCATTTTGAGATTTTTCAGTCGCGGGTGATTGCCCCAAATCAGTCAATGAACGAGGAGCCTGTTTTTGTTTTGCAGCAGCTAAAGCTTTTTTTGCTGCATCTTCACCAGACTCATCGCCAGAATTGGGTTGAGTGGGCGTCAGCGGATCACCAAAGTCTTTCTTGGTAAGCCGTTCAGCCTCGGCAAAGCGTGCGGAGAATGATTTATCTTTCCAGTCGGGGTGCTTTTGAAGCATGCCATCAAACTCAACGGCTGTTTCCCAACGATCTTGGTCTGACTTACGCCAACCAGAAAGTGAAGTGTTTTCTTGAATTGCCAACTCTACGGGGTCTGCATCTTCCGTAGTGTCTTCAGAGGAAGTGATTTCCTTACTAGCAAAAGCGCTCACCTGCGCAGATAAATCCTTGTTTTGGTCAGAGAGAATTCGGATAACCTTACCGATCTCAGGATCAATCTTCGCGATTTCCCCCAACACTTCATCAGTAAGTACTTCACCGTTTTCCAGTTCCTCCAAATCAACTCCATTACGCTTCAAAAGCATTTCGGTTTTTTGATTTGATGAACGCTCTTCGTCCAATTCCTTTTGCAGTCGTGCTGCTTCTGCCTTCGCTGCGGCCTCACGTCCACGCGCACTTTCAACTACGCCATAGGGCAGCTGGTGCTTACCATCTTTGCTAAGTATTACGGCATTTTCCCGCGTATATTCTGCACCACCATCCTGATCAGAAGCGACAGACGAATTCGCGCGCTCTACGTCTAGTTTATCGTTCTCAGTATCGATCTCAGTTTTATCGGGAACGGTATCCGTTTTGATTTGCTCTTCGAGGTCATCGGCTTTGATTGCGGCCTTCCCCTCTTCATCGTCATCATCAAACAGGGCCGAAATCTTATCGGGATCATCAGATTCCAATATTGCGTCCAGCTCTTCTTCAGTCATACCGTCAAGATCTAAATCATCATTACTCATCGTGCTTTGACTCCATTTATCGCTATGGATGCGAGGGTTTTCCCATCTATCGTTCAGGGATTACGAAAGGTTTATTCCCCATCTATCGCTCAGGGGGGCGAAAATCAGGCACAAAAAACCCGCACTTCGCGGGTTCAAATTAAAGTATTAGAAGGAGATTTTACTTATGCTCAGCTTCAGCTTCAGCCTTACGCTTTGCTGCTTGCCTTTGATTCAGCCTAGACAATGCTTGCTGTAAGTCATGCTGACGAAAATACAGTGTCACACCACCGGCAGAAACGTGAATTTCGTTTTCTTCACAAAGGCCAATCTCAGCAACCTCTTTTTTAGTACCATGAATACTGTCGCCATCAATCATGGCTACAACGCTCTCGGTATCTGCTTTATCGAATTTGCTCATTATCTGGGCTCCCCGCTCTTTACGCTGCCATTGACGCGCTTTGTTGGTACTTAGCCTCTGCCTGCATCGCATCGTGAAGCTGTGCGCGTACAGCAACCGTATCGGCCATGATCTTCTTAACCCTTGCGAGCTTCTCTTTTGTTTCAGCCATGGTGTTCTTTACCTCTGCGGTCTCCCTATCCGTTTTGGCATTAAGATTACGAACATCGCCCGAGAGCTTCTGAAGCTCAAGCTGCATTTTTTCGAAACCTAACTTCTCAATGGCGTCCTGCAATTGCTGCTTCTTCTCGAGTGCTTCACGCTCTTGATCACTCAGAGTTTCTGGATCAACCTGGCCAGAGGCAGTACGGATATTTTTCAACAGCTCTTGTCGTTTATCTTCTGGAATATCCAACATTTCAATTACCATTGGCAGAATGTGAGCTTGGAACTGTGGAGGCACCTGACCAACAATCTCAAGCAAGCCCTTAGCCACTTGCTGACGATAACCTGGCGTATTGGTGATATCAGAAAGAACAACTTGGGTTTTCGTACGTGTTATTGAATTTGTGATTGTCTTGCGACCATGCTCGTCGGCAACACGCTGATTGAGTTGTACAACCTTCGTTTTGTCAGCTTTGTTTACGTTGACCTGCACTGCATGTTCACGATCACCGATATCATCAACGATATTGGCCAAGAGTAATTCACCAACCAGTCTGCGTGCGAACCGATAGTTGTCATTCAACTCACCCATTGTCGTAGTGCCCTGCTCTACTAACGAATCAATCGCAACACCACTGGTAGCGCTGGAGTCCTGCCCTAAAAACGCGGAGTAGATACCGGCAGTCTCCTGAATGAGCTGCTGCGCATCCTGCATGACTTGGAACTGCTGCGATGCAATTTCATTGCCCCACTGAATATCCAGACCTTTTGGGTTCTTTCTCGTAGAGTTCATGTCGATTACAGAATCGCCCATGAGTAATTCGTCAATCAGGTCATCATTACTCATGTTTTCAACTGCGTCATCATCCTTCAACACAGTAATTTTATTCAAAATCCATGTGAGCTTCGATCGACGCTTATTAATTTCGTCCTGCGCTGGCATCATGCGCCGAATCAAGCCGTAGGGAATACTTGTACGGTCTTCGCGGAACCCCCAAAACGGTACATAAGGGAATTTATTGTGTGGATGTGGGCTGTCCATGTCAGCGACACGGTGAGGTCCAATGAAATAGCTCAACCGCATTTTGGGGAAATTCGCGTACTCGACAATGCCCATACCCTGCATGATCACCGCCTGGTGCACAGGATTTTTCATATCGAACACAAACACTTCACCCGTTTGTGTTTTCAGTACCGGCTTGCTCTCCCATGTGCGGTAATACACTTCATACACTTGCGCGAGCTCACGATCAGAATCCCACCACTCGTCCAGTCCCATTTCAGATTGACTGAACTGCTGATAGGCATTCCACAGCTCTTCACTTTGACGTAACACCTCATCTTCGCCCCAGTTGTCTGCGTGAGCCCAACCGTTCTTAACCTGATCAATTAAGTCTTCATGCCCGGGGAATGCTTTTTTGAGTGTGTCTACGTCTAACCACTTTCGACGAATTAACCACCGAGCATCTTCTAGGTCAGGCCGCTGTGCGTGCCAATCCCAGAATATCTCCCGTCGATGAACGTAGTTGACTCGCCACTTGTAGGAAAACGGGTCAGGATTTTGGTTTATCTCAACCCAACCCAAGCCAGTTTTGACCTGAGCGGCATAGGCATCGGCGCACGCCCGGTCAGCCATCGAAATGCGAGCAGCTTCGTTTAACTCCTGATTAAGACCGTCGACCACCTCAATACCGCTATCGTCATCAGCAAGCAACTTCCAATCAGTTCGGGTTTTGGCTTCAAGACCGAGAACACCGTCAATTGCAGGGGCAATCAGGTTGTGAATGAGAATTGGCTGGCCACGATCTTTTAACGCAGCAATGATCGCAGGTTCCATTTGATTGCCATCGTAATAATCCGCTGCCCGGTCGGCTTCGATTCGCCATTTAGGCTGAAAGGCAATATCACTCAGGAATTTTTCAAGCGTGCGCGTGCCCATGCCACCGCTTTTAACAATTTTTGCTTCGAGTTGGTCGTCAGTAATTACGGCTACGGCCATTTACATTGTCTTCCAGTCACGCGCGCGCCGATTGGCGTCACGCTGAATTGGTTTGATTGTCGCTAGATCGATGCCACTCATACCGTAGTAGCGTGTAGCGTCCATTAGATGGTCATTTTCTTTCACAATTTTCCCGTTCTCATCACGTCGATAAATCCGATACTCTTTTAGCCAGTTTTGGAGTGTTGAGAAAACTTTCAGTCGTCCAGTGGACAACATTTCGTATATTAGGTAGGTACCTGACTCGACAGAGTTGTCCGCTGCGTGAATTTTTAAACCAAGCGAATCTTGGTAGGTGACGAACAGCTTCTCGCCATCTTTTTGGCTGCGACCACGTGATGCAGGATCAATCGCGCCCTTTATCCAGTCACCACGCGCTTTGATCGCTGCTGCGTGAATACTAGGCTCAGCCTGACCACGATAATGCTCTGAATACAGGTAGTGCGTGTCGGTTTCCCTGTCCGTAGCGCCCCAGACTGCTGCTGTACGCTTCCAGCCAACATCGAGGCCATAGGATCGAGGCCAATGCGCCGGGATAACAAAGGGGTTAACGATGATGTCTGATTCCGGTACCGGGTAAATCGCACCAGAACCTAAACTTGGAATGCCCTTGGAACGAGAATCACGTAGGTGAGGCTCACACTCCGAAAGCATTCTGACCTTTTCGGTTTCACTTAAGTGGGGTACATCGTCCCACCCGGCCATAACAAGTGCTTTTTCGCCGTTGAATTGCGTACGGCTTTCCGATTCGAGTCCGTTATCGCCCAAATACCCAAGGACGATATCAGTCAAACCTTTTAGCGGTGTGAATGTTTCAATCAACAAACCTTCTGTGGTCATCAATCGAATAGTGCATTCTGCGCGAATGCCGGGGTTACTCTCCTCGTCGAGCCAGACGATATCTTTCTCGGTTCCCTGAAATGCTTTCCGACCCTGCTCATATGATTTAAACGCGAGCTTGGACCAACCACCGGATACATGCTTGACCATCACATAGTCAACAGCGCCATTACCGTTTGAGCGCATTCGGACACTGCCGATAGCGTCACCGCGAATCATTCCGGTACCGAAATCTCCCAGCGGTCCAAGCATTTTGCCTTGGATAATATCGCGCACGGTTTCATTCGTATCACCAGCCGCCCAAACATCGACCGGGTGATCAAACCTACGACCAGGCCACCAGTCTGGATATTCTCCCGTAAGGTGAAGAGCCACCTCGTAGCCACCGCCGCCTTCGGTTTTCCCAACTCGGTTGGCTGCCATAAAGCATCGAGTGGAGAAAGTTAGCCCGAGTTCGAAGAACTCCATATGTCTCGGATAGAGTTCACGACGCAGAGGCCCCGAGTCGGGATAGTACAGGTCAATCTTGTTACGTGATTTTCTCCGCTTCTGCTCTTCCAGCAGTTCTAGGTACTCAACTTTTTGAGCCCTAGTTAGATTCGGCGGGAGTTGCACCGAACGCAGCTAGCTTTTTATCGATTTCGTCATCACTCAAATCATCAAAGTTGTGACGATTATCTGTTTTAATTGCAGCGTGATCTCCGTCCATGCGATTCAACTCAGAAACACAGCCGGTCATGCCTTTTACGTCAAAGACATAGCCCACCAATTGCTTATCATCGCCACGGCCAGCGTACTCCGGCTCAACTTCTTGCATACAGCGCTGAGCAGCATCCCAAAGCATTCGTTTTTTCTGGTCAAACGTAGCGTAAACCTCGTCTTGGGACTTCAAGTTGACGATCTGGGCAGAAATCTCTACGTATTCTGTGATACTTGAATTTCTTTGAATCATCACATTTGCAGAATTACTTGGATCTTTGCTCTTACCACCGGAAGCTCGATACGCGTCAGCCTGAGTTTTCCCACTGACTAACCCTTTAGCCAACAGTAAATGCTGAGTTTTCATTTCACCCGCGAGTTCTTCCAATCTCTTCTGAAGTGAGGCCAAATCAATCTGCATTTTTTGGCCCCTTTCGTCTGTTATGTTCGTCAATCTGCATTTGTAACCGAATATTGTCCCGCCGATCTTGGCGAATACTGCGAATCACCGTAACTGTTACGCCTACAGCCGTAAGTACTGCCCCAAACATTGCGCACAGCGACGCTACAAACGACGGATTCACTGCAACAGAATTAAAAAAAGACCCCCCAGCCCAACCCAGCGTGCCAACTTTCGTAGCTGTCGCTGGTGCTTTTTCTGCTGCGGCATGAAATGCCGCTGCAATAGCAGCCACGACTACAGCTGCGCGGAGGGTAGGCTTCATTGTGTAAGTTCCTAGAAATTGGGTCAAAAAAAACCCCGCGAGGAAACCTTGCGGGGTTTTTCAATAAGGAATGAAACATGATTACTGTGGTGAGTTACTACTGCTTCTACTTAGGAGTCACCGGTGCAGAATCGGCTATTTCCGCAACGTTGCCGTAAACCTATCAAATTAGGTGCGAAGAGTTCAAGTAAATATGTATAATTATCGCTTAAATATTCGAGACCAATTGCAGGCCAAAAGCGTCCAAAAGAACTAAGAGTGGTTACTCACTCTTAGTCAATAGCTCCTACTTCTATTTACAGCCATAAGAAATTGATAACTTTATCGTCGGCGGTAATTTATGTAATTTTTGGATCCCGGCAACTATCCCTCCGATCTCGTTGCATGCTTCGTAATAATCGTTCGTTTCCTCCAACTTTGTCGATACAGCCCAATCTCCATCTGTAAGTCCCAAGCCATTCCACACATTGCTGGTACCATTTCGTGGAATAGTTTGAGTACTTCCTGCATAAGTAACAGTAATTTCTCGCCCAGTAAAATTACCAACATTCCGAACTATGGTATTAGTACCCCATTTGGAGGGAAGTAGTGATCCGGCCCAATTGGCATATCCACTTTTACAGTCAGGTGAAAATGACATAGTAAGACTATCTCCCGCAGCGGGGACGACAGCCACCTCATCATTCTTTTCACCAACAACTACTTCGAACTCCCCGTTTGATGGAATCAATTCCCAATTAATTTTAAGATTACCAGATGCCTTCTTTGAGACTGCTCTCTTTCTAATAATACCCTCAGGTGAGGAGCTGATAGATGGATTATCAGTCTCCACCTTCCATTCTGCTACCACCTTATCTTGAGAGCAAATATTTTCTGGCTCGACTTTCAAATAATATTCTGAACACCCTGATATGAAATATATGCTAACAAGTGACACGAATTTTGTAGTAAATATGAACCCAAACCAATCGAATACTTTTCTAGTTTTCACTTTCTATCTCCCTATATTGCGACACCATTCGCCCAAATTCACTACCGGATAGAACGGCACACGTAAACGTACTATACGAGACCACGTTATAGCCTACTTTCCACCCAGACTAATCGCCTGAGTAGAATCACGTGACTTAACGAATTAATAATTTGACATGGGTTAAAAAACGGTTTGAATATACCGCTTGAGAAGAAATCGTAAATCTCAGTCACACTCAAAGACTTATTACGATTTACCATAGAAGAACAACTAAATCTTCTATGAAAAAATCAGTTTTCCTTTTAGCTAGTAATGATTGATCCCCGGCACGGCCCGTACTCTCCTGATAAGTTCGTAGCGAAATCTATTGGCTTTGAAAAATGATTTGTACCGGCTCATCCAGCTTACCCGGTGACTACCACCATCTCTCATTAATCGATTATCCTTCATCGCTGTCTTCATGCTTCCTTCCTACCCTGTTGTGTAAATGGTGTAAATGCGTCTTCGATTTCACCTTCCCAAGTACCAAACAAACCCTGAATCTTCCCCAACAACCTTGACCAACGGCGATTTGAATAGAACTGAGCTTTGTCCACGTCGATAATTTTAGCAAACTGATAGCTTGTTGGCATATCGATACCAGGCGCGTAACCGAGAATGACGGCAGTAATTAGTTTGTGGAATTTCAAGGCATCGGCAATATCAAGCTGCCCTACGTGCTTGTTGATTTTCGCAATAACGACAGTAAACAGTGCTGTTTGGGCTTTTTGGCGCGACTTACAATCGAAATCACTAGTATGTGAATACCGAAACCACAAACGTGCCTCTGGTGATAAACCCTTCATTGCGTGCAAAACACCCTGCACATCGACATCGTTTGCCCAGTCTGCAAGAGTCGAAATGCTAGGTGTATAGCTTTGAGTGCCTCTCGTGGAGCCTTGCGGCTTACGCATTACGCACTGCTTGCTTGTCGTACCGCATCGTGTACAGGAAAACTGCCACTTACCCTCATCACTTTTCTGTCGAATAAGGCTAGCGCCAGGGGCATAGCATCCCGAGCAATATGATCGAGACTGCCACACGACAACACCGCCATGACTCGAAGCATCGATATACGATGTGGGAGAACCAAGTTCGTACGCAAACGCGGCAACTTCAAATGGGTTATTACGGTGGTATGGTCTCGACATATTAATCGCTCTACGCTTTTAGTGCTGGCGAATGCTCTCGCATTCGATTAAATACAGCCATATCCCAAGGAACGTCACCTCGGGTTTTACCCTTCGCTATATTCCAAATCGTGGCCTTGCATACCTCAAACTTTTCCGCAAGTGAGCCTGGTGATATCCGTTCAATTGCAGTTCTCAGCTCTTCTCGCCTATCAACGATTCGAACCAAATCGTCATACTGCTGACTCGTCATATCACGCCCCACTTTTAATCCGTTTTCAATAGAACTAACAGACCGTATCGTGATCCTGACCTTCTTTGATATCGCCTTTACTGTGTATCCCTGCATTTCATCGCAGAGATCCAAATATTCCACCATTAGTTCACGAATATTCTTAACGTCGTTTTCATCAAGCCGCCCGCTCATCTTCGTCCTCCAGTAACTCTCTGTGAAAATTGGTTGCGTCGTTAAACCAGCCTATTTCGTTTTCACGTACAAACAAACGATCACCCAAATAATCCCACCCCATTAGGGCACTGTGATCTATTTGTTTTTGAGTGGGCTCATTCATGCAGCCTTCTCTACACCATCAGTGTCGTAACAATTTATTCTGCGATGACTAACCAGTGTTTCCAGAATCTTGCCTTCAGAATCCAGCACCTCCGCGTGATGCTTAATTCCATCTTCGTTACCACACCACTGACACAGATCCAAACAATACGAAACGGTTTGAATTCGGCGTCTGGTGCGCTCAATTGCGGCGTCAAATCGATCAGCTAGCACAACCTATTTCCTCGTTGGCTGCTGTACGCTGGGCATTTATCGAATTAACGCTATTTCTTCTGGATTCAATAAGAGCGTGCATAACAGGTAGAAAATGAGGCCTAACCTTCTTCTTTCCCTTCGGGACGATAGGCACAACTCTCAAACCGTATGTATTGGCATCATCCGCATTGAATGATTTCTTACCCAAGGCCGACTGCATAACATCGATATTGACAGTCGATATAAAAAAAACCTCTCTTTTCAAGCAGCAAACCACACCCGAAAAAACTCCGCTTTCTGGATTCCATTTTTTACGTAGATCTTCGATTTGGGTAATGTCTTTAAACGGCAGACTATTATTCCTATGCTTCAGCTCCGCAAAAACAATTATTGAGTGATGAAACAAAATGCAGTCGCAAATATTTCTGGGAGTAAACCGGCGAACAGTGCTCTCACCTTGCCAGCCTGCGTCTTTTAAACGCGTATAATCGATCCCCTGCTCTATACAGGCGTTTTTAAAATCAGATTCGAATGCCTTACCGAAATTCTTCATTTCAACTATCCCTCATGATCTGCCAGTGAAAACCTCTGCACGCGCGACTCATTTATAACGACAAGCGTACCCACAGTGAGAAGCCTAACTATTCGCTTACCAACAGAAGTTCTCGACATGTCAGTTCCCAGCGCAATCTGCTCGCGGGTCGAATTAGGGTGTTCGGCTAAATAGCTAATCAAATGGTTCATCGACGCTTGCAACCGCTTCTCTTGCGCCAAAATCCGTTTTTTTTGTTTTTCTGGACAAACCGGGGAGTCAGTTTTAGGGCTTGCCCCTAGAAGCTTACTCAACTCACCTGTTGCACCCTGCGGTACAACGTTAACTGCACCACCGGATTTAAAGAAATTTTCCATGTGACTATTAATTTCTGCTGAGCGTTCCAAATTGTCTGAAATGTTTTCGCCGATCATGTTTGACTCCTGTAGTTATTAAGTCCAGAAACTATCGATTCTGAAGTCCTTAGGGATAGCTTCTGGAATGTTAAATTTTGCTGCCTGCTCGTTGCAGATCTCTAGCGCTTCGTCCTTGCTCATGTCGAGATTATTGTGTCTGCCATCTGTAAACGCTGACAGGCCGTGACCAAAACGTAGGAGACTCAATATTTGCCATGCTGTAACGATTCTTGGTGTCGATACGAGCCCTGTTGATCTTTCCTCAAGCTCCAGTGCTCGCTTAGTTTCAAAGCTGTCACTAAGCGACGTTGGCAGCTTTCGATCACCACGCATAACCTCAAGCGTCGTTAGTCGGTCTTCAATATTGCAGGGCTTTGGTGCAAACTTTTCGCTAAGCAAATGATCGTCAAGCGCTTTCAGGCAGTCCCCCTTGTTCCGTCCTGAAAATAGACGCTGCCAAGATTTCACCGCACCTTGGTTTAGCTTTTTCTCGTAAACATCAAAAACTTCTCCCAACCGAAAAATCACATCGTCAAGTTCATGCGGTGTCATTACTGAGCCTCCAGCAAAAGAGTTTTCGCTCGCTTCACCCGCATAAGTTCGGGCAAACCCGGCAGAGTCTTAGGTAGATATTCCAATGGCGCGTTTTCGTAGGTGTCGTAAGCTGCAAAGAAATCTTTTTCCAGCCAGACCAACTGTGCATGCGTTGCCTCACAAATCTTTTTCCAGCCACCTAGATGCTTAACGGCAGCTATCGCTTGCTGATCTTCAAGTTTTAGTGTTCGATACGGGCCAATGGTCTGAATCGCTCCCATTAGCGCCCCCCAGGCTAAGCAAGCTCGGTCTCTTACTTCCATTTTTCGCGGTTTGTTCGTGTCTAAGTGCTTTACAAGATCAGCTGGCTTTGGAAAAAAAGGACCGGCAACAGGGTCAAGGTTGTGTGCCTTAAACGCTGCCAACACTTCATGTAATTCGTAATCAGATAAAACCGAGAAGTAAATTTCAGCAAGATCGTCAGTAATACCCCTTTTTGGATAAATTACGCCCTGAGCGGCTAATGCCTTAGCAAATTCACCAGCATCTTCATCACGCATCGCCACTGCCCTCGCTCTGCCCAGACTTGATCCTTCGGTTAACAAAGCCCTGTAGATTTGCAATGTTCTGTTGAGTTTGCTTCGAATGCTTTGGTGGTTCTGAATTAGCCGCTGGCAACTCCCTTCGCATCTGTGTTTGAATCAAGTCGAAGTACGGGAGCCCGTCTTTTTTCTGCCGAAGCTTTAGCGGTGACCGACAGTTGTCAGCCCAGCCAGAGAAGCCGCTAGGATTCCCCGTTTCATGCGTAACGATCCATCCCCAGAGTTGTATAATCTCTTCGCGAGTTTTCTTATCGGTTTCAATCAACTTACGAATACAATCTGCCCATTCGTCCAAGTTAATTTTGGCACTCGGGAATCTGGTCTTGACGGGATTACTCATCCTCACAGCAAGTTCGTGCTGATCGGTGGTGAATTTGTTTTTCGATTTTTTGGTAGGTCTAGATATTTTCGCGGGGGTATCGGAATTTGCCGCAGGCAATTTCGAGGATATGTGTTCCTGTTCCTGTTCCTGTTCCTGTTCCTGTTCCTGATTAGGCATAGCCTTACGGGAAGGCTTTATCGAAGGCTTTCTGAAAGTCATATCGAAAGCCTTTCCGTAAGCCTCTCCCATACCATGAACAAAGGCTTTAAGAGATTCATACGCTATAAGCTTGAGGTCACATTCCGGTAGCAAATCGAACTCGGAACCCCATGACTTAACGACGTTCGGAGACTCGGGTTTATTGTGTGAAATAGCCTTTGGGATAAAGACTAAACGGGACTTAAAATCGACTTCAACCATGCCTTCCTGAAAGACTTCCTGAAAGGCTTTGTCAAAGGCTTCCAGCGGCCAAGTTAATTCCTCAGCCAGACTGGCTCTTCCAGCACGAAACAACCCTGGTATCGGTCCTGTATGCGGTCCCGTAATCAAGAACAACCAGAGGCCCTGCCCGCACGGAGGAATCGGCGATAAGTTACAAAAGCCCTGATCACCCCAAGTTCGTACTTCGACCTTACGATATCGTCCCATTAGATTAGCTAGCCTCACAAACCGAATCAGTTTCAATATTCGGAACCGCACGTAAAAAAGTACTTTTTTCAGGATAAATTTTTACGGGAGTGGATTCGCCAAACGTTGCTTTTGCGGCATGAGACAACACCTGAGTATCGCTATAACCTGTCGGCAATCGATGAATCAAGCGTAGGTGCTCAATACTGTAAAACGAAGGATGAATCTCTATTTCGAATTCTTGATTCTTCGGCATATTTGTAACTCGTTTATGTGTAAACAACGTCAATAAGTACTGTTTTTGACGCCAAGAAATTCGCTATTAGAATGTAATCTCAAGGCTCTTAGGCTGTTAGGTCTTTTGCTTGGTCGTTATCAATCAGCTCTTTTTCTAGTTTTCTAAATTCGGCCATTATTTTTTTTGTGAACGCTTTGTCCGGCTCCATCATCATCATGTGAGCGAGTGCCGCAGGAGTTAAACCATGCTCAAATTCCAAAACATCAAGCGCTGCTTTCTGGTACGCATTGAGGCTAACCTTCACCCCGTATCTGCGAACCCTGTTCCTATTGCCATAATGTTTATTGGGCATTTGCTAAATCTCCGTTTTAGCTGGGTTGTTTTTAGGAAACATCTGATTACGCCGTTTCTGCTTCTGGAAAGTCATCATTTGCGGCGTCAGAGGCAGTTGATCGCAAATAACCCCAATCGACATCTGGCCGAAGGTCTTCGCACGAAACCAAACGACGAGTGTTTTTTTCTATCTGTATCGCAAGTGATTCACCACATCGACGGTGGCCATGCGCTATCTGGGAAAGGAAAGCATTGGAGGTTTTGCACTCGACAGCTAAAGCGTGTTTTTGCTGGCGCGATAATTTTGTGTAGTAAGCTTTGAAGTTCATAGTTCATTATTCCTTCGATCAAATAAACAATAGCATACGCTATCGCTTTAGATCAACAAAAACGATAGCGTTTGTGAATTACTATTTGTGTACGAAGAAAGGAAAATAGCGCCTATGGATATTCAGAAGCTCTATGAGATAAGGCGGTCAAGGCTTTTGGCTGAGACAAGAAAGTTCAAAAGCGCTGCCGCTTTTGCACGAGAATATGGCCTAGATGTCACATACATCAGGCAAATTTTGAATCTTAATAGGGAGTTGGGTGAGAAGTCGGCCAGGTCTATCGAGTCGGCAATGCAAAAGCCATTTGGTTATTTGGATGCTCCAGAAGAAAATAGCGAAATTCAGGCTGTTTACGCTATGTTGAAAGCTCTCCCTCATCAGCACATTGGTGAAATTCGCAGGCATTGCGCAGCGATTGCAGAAGAGTATAACGTTCAATTACCTTCAGAAGCTTCTTTTGAGCCTCCTCAGGAAGAGCCTGATAGCTCATCAGAATAAATCTAACATCCCTGTCTAGTTGTGAATTAACTCTTGTCATAAGCAAAGCGATAGGCTGTCCATGTCGTCCAGAATGACAAATAAAAGTTAAGTTCTCTCAACTGTAAGAGCTGGCAAAGGTAAATTAGTGCCTAAGCGGTGGTAGCTCTATTCCTCCATCACAGCGAATGCTAATACCACCGGAATCGCGCAAATTGCGCTGGTGAGCAGCAATCATTTTTAATTCATTTATCTCTTTAACAGTAATCCCAGGCGACAACTCCTGTAATGTCGAGCTGGCATCAATATCACCGTTCGTATTCTCCTCTAACATCATTACTCCCTTTTTTGCCGCTGTCTAAAACCTGACACTGGCTTTATTTTGACCAAATTTCATTGAAAATGCCGTTTTATGAGAATAAATGAGCCAAATTTTTAGTCAACACCCAATTAAAAAAACTTGACTGCTCGAAAACGAGCAACTCACTTAGTGGTTTTGTATGCCACAAAGCGCACCTTAATGCCGCCCACATCCGCCGATTAGTCAATAGTTGAGCACATACCGCTCAATCTTTATTCAATGCTCGAATCTGAGCACCCCTATTACGCTACGAAAAGTCGGTGTGCAGAAGTGAACACGCGTTTTTCGCGCCATTTTTTTGAGTTTGACCCTTTTTTTTATCGGACTACCATCGAGTTTCTAACACGTTAACTACAGAGATTCGTAAATGAAAAATCAAAATTGCACTTCTTACCTGTCTGGAGTTGGCTCTTATTTGCCAAAAAATCGGGTTTCTTCTGAAGAACTAATGCGGGATGCAAAATCCGAATCTGTCGGAATTTCATATCGCTTTTTGGAACGCTCCACGGGAATAGCTGAAAGACGATTTGCTGAGCGTACCGAGAGCTATGCCGACATAGCCGCAAATGCGGCCCGATCAGCGATCACGAATGCTGGAGTAAACCCGCTTGATATCGATACTTGTATATTTTGCGGAATCGACAATGACTATCCTGAACCATCAACAGCGCACGAAGTACAGCGAGCTGTGGGTGCTAGCAACGCAGATTGCTTTGATTTGTCTAATGCCTGCCTAGGTCTACTTAATGGGTTATCTATTGCTGACGCCTATATTACCGCTGGTGCAGCTGAAGTTATCCTGGTCTGCACAGGCGAGCGCCCGAGCGACCTATCTATTGACATCCTGCGCCAGCTAAAAGAAGGCTCCTCTAAGGAAAAATTTCGAAGGCTCATGGGGGCGTTTACAGTCGGCGATGCAGGCGGTGCCTTTATCGTCACAAAATCAGGCGGTGGGCCGCGCTGTCAGAAGATGCGATTCTTCACTGAGTCGAGCTTGTTAAACCTCTGCTTCTACCGACGAAAGAACGGACACATTGAATTTGAAATGGAAATGGAAGCACTGGGGAAAGCAATGATCGAGGGCCATCACCTCCTGATCGACGATACATACTCACTATTGGGATGGAAGCCAGATCAGGTAGGCTCAATGTATTGCCACCAAGTGGGCGCGCGGCCTCACAGACATATGTCAACAATGGCCAAAGTTAGCATAGACTCAGCACCGAAAACATACGATCTTTACGGGAATTTAACTAGTGCAACATTTGCAGTAAACTATGATCTGAATAAACCAAAAACAGGTGATAAGTTTTTGTTTTTGGGGGCGGGATCTGGATGCTCGCTGACACAAATGGGATTTCAATGATATACAGCACGGCAATTATAATAAGCATTTTTGCACTGGCCCTTAAAGCCGCTGCGCTTATTAGACTTAGGGGGCTCCTTTGGGGAGCTCCACTATGTCTGTTGGTGCCACTTATATCATTCGTTGGAATGAACATAATTGAACTCGCGGGTTTCCATCTGGCCGGATCACAAAACTCAAGTAATGCTCATAGCCTTGGCTATCCGCTGCTCATTGCGTACTACGTACTTGTTATTACTGGACTGCACTCGCTATTGGTTCTCGCATTAATAAACACAAACTGGCCTCGCTTGTGGTGGACCTTTCCCTTAACTATCTTCTTTATAACTACACAGATTGTAACAATCGTTCCTGGGCTTGGAATCGACGGAATAAAACACATCGGCTACTCAGGCACTCGTATCCCAGGGAAATACTATTTCATCATTCAGATCGGGTTAATTCTGCCGGCTCTTGCCGTGTTAATTGTCTCGGTCGTCAATATCGTATGTGGTGACGCAGACCGACGCCAAGTTGGCTACCTACACCTTTTTAGCTTTTTACCTATAATCGCGGCTCTTTTATTTATAATATTACTCATGGCACTAGATGTAAGAATCAATGCGTCTGCCATCATAAGCCTTTCCGTCTGTTTACCGGTTTGGTTCTTGCTATACAGTCATAGCTCAACACACCGATCCGAGTTCATCACGAAATGGGTTCGCTGGAGTCCAGAAAGTAAACTTACTCGAAAACAAGCCTTACTTGATCAAATAACGAAGCAAGAACTGATTGGACGTATCACCAATAGTTTTTCGTCAAAAAACGGTGTAGGAAGCTTGGAAGGTTTACTGGATTCTGTCGAAAGCAGCCTAATACTAGAAGCTCTCGATGCTTGCGAAGGCAACCGCAGCAAAGCCGCCGATATGCTAAAAATGGAAAGAAATAAGATGCTTCGCAGGATGCGAAAACACGAACTCGACTAGAAGATCAGCTCTCATTACCCCTAGCCTTTCCTATTCGTCAGACGTTTTTCTCCCAGATCTTACCACCACCACAATGATTATGACTAAAACGACAGGTGTCGTCAAAATCAGTAATTCCCATATACTAATTCCTGTAGTACCCATACTCCCTCCAAAAACATTATTCCGATAGGACACTCCAATATTAACTATGTAATTTTGCTCCTGCAAGGGCGCTCATAACCGTTAGTTGTCTCCAACTAAAACATCCAAGCTAGGCATATCATCCCAATCCGAAACAAAAAAGATAGCTTTTGCTATTGCCCAAATGAATAGCTTTTGCTATTGTTTATTTGTTCCGCACAAATGGAGGCAATTATGGGAACCCTCGAAAATCAACCCCAAGAGGCACCAACGACGGTGAAAACCCCCGTCTGCCGTATGTCTCATATACCAATTGAGAAACCAAAGGCGGCTTCAAACGATTATTTCTCCGGAGAGGATGCTGATCGGATTCTGCATGCAAATTTAATCCGGCTAAACCAAATCACCGAAGACAACCTGATCGAGAAAATTCAAAGCCTGGACGACGAGGTGGTTGCATACATGCGCGAGATTCAAGCGCTGAACGAACTGGCTGTTAACCCTCCCCTGCCCGATAGCATAAAACGTACAACGATAATCAACCTAACGGTATGGGCCAAGGATGCCAGCGACTTAATTGAGGCCCTTCGCGAAAGATTTTTACCTGCTGCACGAGCAGCTGCGGAACAACACATTCTGTACCAGAACAGCTAAGAGCGAACCTATGAGCACTCGATATCAAGTAAAAGAAATCCGTACTAGCCAAGGATGGCATCTTTTCTATAACGGATTTGATGAGAGCGTATCAAAAGCCCGAAAGGAAAATCGAAATGACATGGGTAAAGCTACTACCACTGATCGGCGTGACTTTTCTCTTATTGGTATTGATCGTAGCTCTACTCGTATTTGTAATTAAAACATCCAGATATCTTGAGCCAGAAGACGATATTTAATCCCCCGGTAACCGTGGAATACCAAAATGAACAACCAACTATTTGCAGACATAACACTAGAACTCTCACAGGAGCCGCAAGTAGCTGCTGAAATGGAAATCGAGGATACGCCAGAGGGCGGCCCAAAGAAACGTCCATTTTATGCACCGGGCTGGTATTCAGATCTATCAAATGACGATTACCACAGCAGCTTCGGTTATTCATCTTCAAACCTAAAAGTACTAACAGAAAAAACAATGGCTCACCTTCAATACGAAATGAGCCACCGCGGGGGAACAACAGAAGCCATGTTGAAAGGTCAGATTTTCCACACCCTGACCATGGAACCACATTTATTCGAACAAGAATTCGCGATCCGGCCTGACGGTCTGAAAAATCCAACCAAAGCCCAAGTTAATGCGGCAAACCCTTCGGAAGAAACCGTAACACTTTTGAATGCCGTGGATGCCTGGGACTTTGAAAAAGGCAACCGAGTTGAAATAACTCAAGCTCAGTACAACCACGCTCGAGCGATGGCTGACAAGGTACGTGAACATCCAAAAGCTGCGATGTTTCTAGAATCCGGTATCGCTGAGCAGTCTGTGTACTCATGGTACCAACCCGAAGATTGGGACGGTAATGACGACTACAGGTTAATGATGAAGGCGCGACCTGACTGGATCGTACCCGGTCATAACGTCGTATTCGATTTGAAAAGCTCAAAAAGTGCGGCGTATTCCGATTTTATGAAACAGTCAAGACAGCTGGGGTACCACTTCTCAGCGGCAATGTATTTAGACATTCTCAATCGAGAGTTAAAGCGTAACAAGAAATTTCGTGCGGATATGGGTGTTTTTTCGTTCACCCAGTTTGTATGGATCGTTGCCGAGAATAAACCACCCTATGAAGTAGCTTGCTATGAGTGCAGTGCAGGAGATCTAAACGAAGGTGCTCAACTCTATCATCGAGCCGTTAGAAAGCTTGATATGTACAACAGATCAGAATGGAAAGGTTACGGTGATTCCGATGGCGAACAAATAACGCCGAACGTTCGAATGTCAGAGTTCCCACGATGGAACCATAAAATTGTTTAATGAGGAGAGGTCAGCATGAACCAACAAGCAGCAGCACCCGCGCGTCAAGGTCACCCAGAAGGCCAGCCGCCAGCAAAAGAAAACGCTATTGAGACGATCTGTAAATCACTTACAAATGATGTATTCAAAAAACAGCTAGAAGCAGCACTACCACCCGGCATTTCTGTAGAGCGGTATGCGCGAACAGCCGTCAACGCAATTCAAATGCACCCGCAAAAAGACAAGTTTAACAACTGCGACAAAAACACCCTATTTCTTTCTGTCCAGAAGGCTGCGGCAGATGGGCTTTCACTGGATGGTCGTGAAGCAACTCTGGTTGCATTCTGGAATAAAACCAAAAATAAAAACGATATTGCCTATTTCCCAATGGTTCAGGGCTTGGTAAAAGTTGCGCGTAATAGCGGCGAAATTGCCAATATCAAAGCCCACGTTGTTTATATGAATGACGAGTTTAGGTTTATCCCCGGACAAGACTCTGAGCCATTTTTTAATCCCGACTGGAAAGTTGCACCCAGCGCGCGAGGCGATGCGATATTGGCATTTTGTGTTATCGAAATGAAGGACGGAACCATTCTCGCACCGGAGCCTATTCATAAGGAACGTATTATGGCCATTGGGAACGCGGGTAAAAATGGTAATCAGTATGACCCAACGAAAGGACCGCATTTTACCGAATGGTGGAAGAAAACCGCCATCAAAAATGCGCTGAAGTACGCACCCAAAAGCTCTGAATTACTCAGCGTTGAAAATTCAGACAACGAAGCCCAAGAATTCGATTTTGAAAAACTACGAGATGTAACTGGTCAGCCACCGCGAGAAGACCTGAATAGTTTTGGGAAGAGTGCAGCCATTGCTGGCGAGTCAGCCACAGGAGTCGAATTACAACCTTCTGAACCCGTTGGGCAAGTCGTTAGCGCAGAACACGAAAAAGAGTATGTTCCGGCTAACGAAGGACTCAACACCCAACAGGCATACGAAGCCAGCCAAAACCAACCCTCTATAAAGATTTAAGGTGAAATCATGGAAAGCCGAGAACTAGCACTAGTCCAGGGTACAGATTCAATCGAAAATTTGCTTGTAATCATGGATACCCCAGCACACATCCAAAACACGCCTGCAAGAATAGAGGTGAATTTCATCGAGTTGGAAACAGCACTAAAAACCGAGCTCGAAAAATACGATGTCGTTGTCACTGCAGATACGCTTGCCGGAGCCAAAAAGCTCGCGGCAAATCTCAACAAGATTAAAAAAACAATCGACGACACCCGTAAAGCCGAAATAGCCAAAGCGTCAGTCGGCTTTAGTGACTTTGATGAGAACATGAGGGACTTGGTTATGATGTGCGCCAAAGGGCGCTCAGACATTACAACCCAGATCGACGTATTCAATACCGAAACATTAAATCTTGTGCGCGCACTGCTGGTCGATATTCGGCTTTCTCTTTGGCAGCAACACAATGTTCAGGTCGAATATCAAAATGCCTCCATTGAAGACCTCGTTAAAATTGGTTTTCTTACAAAAACAAAGAAATTGACCAAAGGTGCAGTAACAGAACTTGAAAAGCGTGTTCTGGAAAACTGTAATTTTCAGGCGTACATAGGTCGTCGATTGGCAGAACTTTCCAGCCGTTGCTATGAAGCCGGTCTAACCACTCCCCTCACGCGTGAGCATGTGGAATCGTTCCTCAAGCTTGATGAGGCCGCTTACGAAAATAAGCTGCGCATCATGCTCTCACGCGAAATCGAACGGCAAGTACAGGCTGAGGCAAAAATGCGTGCGCAGGTTGCCAAAGAACAAGCTAGCAGGTCGGAATCCGCCGCACCGCCACAACCGGCTCCAGCTGCCCAGCAAGCGCCTTATCAACAACCCCCAATATCAGCGCCAGCAGCCAACGAAGAGCCCGTCTTAGTAGTAGCGAGCACTCAAGGCCGTGTCGGTATAGAGATTACCTGCACGTTTAGAACTGAAGTAGACGTGCGCGTTTCCGACCAACAAATTGAAGATGCTCTTTTGGCAAAAATGAAAAAAGCCGAAATTACCACACTCGACAGTATCAACATCGGGCGATTCAACTTACGCGACGAAAGGAAAACCGCATGAAGAACTTACTACTTCCCTACGATACCGAAACTACGGGCTTTCCGATTTGGCAAGAACGCTCGACGGATGAGCGGCAACCTCATTTGGTGCAACTGGCAACCAAACTCGTTTGCGAAGATTACCGCAAAACATTGCAAGGCATAAATGTAATTATTCGACCTGAAGGATGGGTAATACCAGAAGAGGTTTCGAGAGTTCACGGCATTACCCAAGAAATGGCTGAAGACGTAGGTATTTCTGAAAAAGTTGCCGTCGAAATGTTTATCGAGTTATGGAAAAAATCACATTGCAGGATCGCTCATAACGATCAGTTCGACGCTCGGATTATGCGCATAGCAATATATCGGGCCTTTAGTGAAGACGTTGCCAACGATATTTCAGAGAAATGGAAAGCCGCCAGTTCGTACTGCACTGCCAACAACTCAACGGCCATAGTGCAATGCCCGCCTTCGGCGAAAATGATTGCTGCCAATCGCCGGCACTTCAAAAAGCCTAACCTGAGCGAAGCCTACAAGCACTTCACCGGCAAGGAATTGGTGGGTGCCCACAACGCCATGGTCGATGTTAATGCCTGCATGGAAGTCTTCTGGGGTATTCGAGATCACACTTCAAAACAAACCCTAAAGCAGCCAGAAGTCGAAGCTGTCATAAATATCTAAGGACACTTTCATGCCCATATTCAAACTCACTGAGCAGCAATGCCAACTCTCTTCGGTTCAGCTAAGAAAAGAAACGCATGGTGAAGAGCTGGTAAAAGCAATAACACTTAAATTCAAAACAACGATGCCAAATACAGTGCTCGACTACTTTTCGGATGAACTGCGAGAAACGTACTTCCGAAAAAGCAATGAATCCGAAGAGGATTTAGCCGAACAAGGAGGTGATGACTTATTTCGACACCTAAAATTTACAGAAATAAAAAACGCTATCGACTGGAGCTGGAAAGGCACCGGTTACAGAATGATCGTGCCAGTAGGAATTAGCGGAGAGCAAGACGTTATTCTCATAAACAGCGACGTCAAAGACTTTAAGTTCAAACCCAAAGAAGGTGGCTCGGTAGAGTTCACGTTTAATGTGAATGCAAAGGCCCAGAAAGAAGACATTCCTTGGCTGTTTGAATTCCTGCTAGAAGATGTGACGTTAACCTTACAGCCACCATCTGCCGAACAGCTAGCCCAAATGAAAATAGATGCAACGGTGGCAGCGAACGACGATGACGCTGACTCTGACGAGCAACTTAATCAGGCTCTACAGTAATTCAGTAATTCAGTAATGCTCCCCTCCTAGCCCCTCTAACGGGGGGCATTTTTTAAAGCAGGAGTAGACGATGGACAGAGATATGCAAAACGAATTAATGACAAGTGCTTGTGAAAAATCTCGAACAGAGACACTGCAGCTTCCTAACGAAGTGAAATTGAAATTAGACAAGTTTCGAGAAGCCTCTGCCACCCGAAAAAAATCAAACTCTAAGGATTACAAAGCTCTTAGTTTTGCACTCAGAGACGAAGACCGTGCCGCCTTTGAATTTGCCAGCGTGTTTAGCGCTTATGCCGACACGTTACAAGCAAGCTAACCGCTCAGGAATAAACCATATGGAAATTGTTATTGGTTTGTCTATTTACATTGTGATCGCTGGGGCTATCGCGGTTCTAATTGGTTGCTGTATCCATATCGGAATGAATAGGAGTGATTTGGATGAGTGAATACTCCCCACCTCAACACGTCATCCGAGAGTGGGTACAACATTGCGATTGCTGCACTGAATGTCATCAGGAGATTCCTTGCGGTGGTGTCCAGGCAGGAGGCATATGTGACTTTGCTTGCGACTGCATAAATGAAAACTTTATTCTTTGTCATTGCGATCAAGACACTTGTGACTGCGACGTGTAGAAACTGAAGGTTAAACAATGGAAAGAGCACTAATTATTGATCGGTTTTGGCTGCATCTAATTCTAAACAATCTCAAAACATGGGAAATGCGAACCAGCCCGACAAACATTAGAGGTGAGATTGGCCTTATAGAAAAAGGCACCGGGCTTATTATCGGTAAATGCTCCCTTATTGATAGCCTTCCAGCCATACCTTTTGATCAGTACTTCAATCATATCCCGAGACACAGGATAACACGGGGAGACGGAGTAGCACACAAGTGGCGATACCCTTGGGTGCTTGATGATGTTGAACAGTTTGACGAACCAATACCATACGAACACCCCAGAGGTGCAGTCATTTGGGTTCGACTAAATAAATAAAGGTTAAACGACTATGTACCGAACAAAAACACAGAAAACAATTAATTTTGGTGAACTAGTCGTGGACAACTTCGCCGGGGGCGGTGGAGCATCCACTGGAATTGAAATGGCAATAGGACGATCTGTTGATATAGCCATCAATCATGATCAAACCGCTATCGATATGCACACAATTAACCACCCACAGACCAAACACTATAATGAAAGCGTATGGAATATTGATCCGCGTAAAATTTCTAATGGTCAGCCTGTGGGATTGGCGTGGTTTAGTCCTGATTGTCGGCATTTCTCAAAAGCCAAAGGCGGTAAGCCTGTGAGCAAGCAAGTACGCGGCCTTGCCTGGGTGGTTCTCAAGTGGATAGGTACTGTAAAACCTCGCGTAATTATTCTTGAAAATGTTGAAGAGTTTTTGACCTGGGGGCCACTGATTGAAAATAAAGACGGCGAATTGGTTCCAGACCCATTAAAAAAGGGTAAAACCTTCGACTCATTTGTGAGAGCGATTCGTCGGCAGGGTTATAAAGTGGACTGGAAACAACTTCGAGCTTGTGACTATGGTGCC